ACGAGATGAGCGCTAGTCTCGTGGGCTCGGAGATGTGTATAAGAGACAGCTACTTTCTCCTGTAACTAACGGTCTTTGAATATCTTGAACTTCTTTAATACCATCCCATGATAATAAAATAGAAACATTATTTTCTGCTAAAAAATCAATTATTTCTTCAGTTAATAATGTACCATTTGTTGTTATCGACCAACTGAATTTATCTTTAAATTTAGTTATTAATGGTTTTATAATATTATCGTATTGAAGTAGCGGCTCTCCTCCAAAAAAGGCAATAGCTGGGATAGTTTTCTCTTTATTTCTTTCATTATTTTCTAATAAGAAAAACGCCGCCTGTTCCGCCGTTTCATAACTCATATAATTTTTCTAAAAGCATACAAAACAATATGGACATCTGTTATTGCATTCATCTGTGAGATTTATTACTCCAGAAGTCGGCAATGGAAGATTTTCATATTCAAAAACTTTTAATACTCTATTACTTTTTATTTCTTTTTCCGCCTTTTCTATAAGCTCAGAATAATTATAACAAATGGAGCAATTACCAGTGCATTCGCTCATATTGATACCTCTTTCTCATAAAATAAAAATAGACCCTGAACATATCTCTATATCCAGGGCCTATCTCATATCATGTTACTCAACAACCTCATAGTGGCAACCATTTGGTTCCTGATTCAAAATGTAACAACTGTTTGGGTCCATCGGCCCTGGCAGACTGAACGGACCACTTGAAAAGATATTCCGCTTTGCTTTATGAGCCATCATCGGCTCAATCATATCTGCCACATCATCTGCTTCGCAAACGACTTTCTTCTGGCCTTTGGAATCAACAAAGTATAAAATCAAGGGGATCACTCCTCCTTCTTGATTACCCTCCGAGTACTGGTCTTAGGAGCCTCGTCCTCTTTCTTCTCAAAGAGGCCGGCGCGGTCCAGGATAACCATAGTGCGCATCAGGTCATGAGAAAGGCGGATAATCAGGTTATCGCCGGTACCACCCTCACCAGTGCCGCCGAGGCAGCCAGCAGCAACAGCGTTGCGGACAGCCTGCTTAGCATAATCGGGAAGGTCTGCAATGGTCTTATAATTCTTACCAATTCTCTCGTCGAGAACGGCTTCAAACTCAGCTTTTGTCATAGTAGCTAAATAGTCTCCTTTCGCGTTAATTAGAGCTTGCACATCATTTCTGAACTGTGCAAGAGAATAACCAACATGGTTCCAAAGATGTTCAGGATCACCGTGATTAGAACCGTATCCATCAAGGCAAGCCTGACGATGTGTAGTGATCGCTGTCACCGGAAGACCATGGAAAATGCACAAATCAGCGAACACTTCAGCGGCCGTGGCAGTTGTGCGCATAATGAAATCCTTGGTCGCTGTGGGATTGTTGTCCCTAAAATTCGCGCCTCCAGTGTAAGTGATGGTGCTTGGCTCAGTCATCTCAATGCCAATTCTGGTAGAGTTAAAAGAACCTTTCTTACCAGAACCGACATGATAGCACTTCTTGGCCTTCTTTTTCTTTTCATCGCAAGGCGCAGTTTTAATGAAAAGACCAGGTTCAATGAACCCGTGGACAGAAGCGCCGGCACTCTACTTATTGAAGTTCTTCACAAAGACAGATGCCTTTGGCTGAGGACAACCAACAGAGTGGAGAACCAAGCCGTTAATGGAAATTTCAGGCAGATACCAATATTTATTATTGGTACAGTACTGAGTCTTGGACTCGTATGCCATCGTCTCACTCCTCTCTTAGTTTAATTATATTATACCATAAAAATTTTTTTATTGCAAGCAAACCGGATGCAGGAAGAAAAATCCCACATCCGGTTACTGCAATTTTACTTATTGAAGCGGTACTAATTCGTCCGCAAATCCAAATGCTTTCTCTGCATATACCCAATACGTTACTCCGTATGGATGGTTTCCTGTATTATGCCAGTAAAGCCATTTAACCTGCCCATCACGAGTTGATAAGTCTAAGTCGTATGTATCGCGACAATAAACTATCATTTCAGCAAGGGTTAGCAAGTTATCATATGGATTAGTGAGGTCTCTGCTGGAGTAGTCATCTGTAAAGTGCGTGATATTAGCTCCGTGAATCCAGAAGCTATTGATTTGGCAAAGGCCATAACAGCCTGCATTGTATGCGTCTGCCTGGAAAGTTGATTCAGTGAGAATCATTCCATAAATGGTTTTTTCAGGGAAATTGTATTTCTCGCACATATCTCGAATATACCATTGGAGATCTGTGTCAACCTCAACTTCCCAGCCGTTCTTATACACTTTATAGAGTGGTTTGCTACGATCTGGGGATGGAGGTTCAACCTCCTCGACTACTTCTACCTCTTCAGAAGCATGAGCCGCGTACGCTTCGGCTACGGCTTGAGTAGCAGCTATTGTACTTAGCGCAGTTGGGACTACAAGCGACTCGGTGACGGTGGGAACCACTGGTTCATCTTTGTCATCTAAATGTCCCGCGCCGGCAGTACAAAGCACGATAGCTAAACAAACCGCAAGTGCGACAACTGTCTGTGTCACACGCTTCTTGGATGGTAAAATCATCTTAACTCCTTTCGACTTTAGAAAACCATCTATCAATCACAAATCAATTCTGCTCTTTTTGCGATCCTGCCACGATAGATATTTTCCAACCTGACGTGACCCGCATAGTCCTCTCCACGGAACACCTCGATAGCGGCGTTAAGACCATTAAGCCCATTCTCAAAGCCATCGTGGTCAACTTGTCGCTCATCACCTTCAACACAAATCTTACAAGTATCATTGGTGCGCTGCAAGAAAAGTTTCATAAGGTATCGAGATGTATTTTGGGCTTCAGTGAAATACACGAATGAATCTTCGGGTACTTCATAACCGCGGCAGTCGCCCATCGGCATTAGGATAAGTTCCTCTTGGTCGAGGAGCCGCTGGACATTATCTCGGCCGCCCAATTTAGAAAGTAAAACGCTGCCGACGGACGACTCCATCAGCTTTTCGATTTTACTTCCCGGATAAAATCCCATCTTGACGGCGCCCGTTGCGACATATGGGTTACAGAATACCACAATCTTGCTAATCGCGCCGCGCTCCAGCTGTTCAAAGGCGTAAGCCAATGCAATTTGGGTCTTACCGGAACCGGCAGGACCAGTGCAGAATGTTAGCTGGTTGTGGGCCAGACTATCCATATAGGCAATCTGGTAGGGATCTTTATCCTTTGGTTTGACATCGCCAAACATTTTGGAAGAAAACTTACGGTAGAGAATTTCAGTATGCCCTTCTGACTCATGCCAGACATAGGGGCCAATCAATTTACCTTCGGGCGTTTTCAGCACGAGGTATTGATTTTGTTCAAGATGAAAGATGTTCTTGTCCATGTTGGAATAGAACTGTTCCATCTACTTCTCTGTCACATCAATTGTTTTGATTCCAGAATAGGTCATTAAATCTATCCTTTCGTTTCTCTCTTAAAAAGGAAGTTCCGCCCAGAGGTTGTTTCCAACATGGGCGGCTTCCTGAGAATGTTTAATCTACGTCCGTCTCAGAGTGCGGACGCCATTTCTGCTTGGGCTTCGGCTTTGGCCGTGGCTCGTCCTTCACGTATTCATCAAATTTTGCTTTACGCTTCATGTCGCGCTGCATATATTTGTTGTTTTTACGCTGGTCACGAGTGAAAGTTTTGCCCATAAGTAGTGATTAGCCCTCCTTAGGCGTCTCCGTCTCAGCTGGAGTATCAGGCTCGTTGGCGCGCGCAGCAATAGTCTCCAGCTTCATCTGCTTCTGCTCCTTAGCACTAAACTCGTTCTGGGGATTGTTGCCCTTGGCATTGGAAACCAAACTATAAGCACCAGAGGCAACCAGACCAGAACAAATACCTGTTGCGATTGCATCGAAAATCTGCAAGTCCGCAAGCTCGGCAACACCAGTCATCTGACCGATAACACCAAGCACGCCGCCCACGACAGCAGAGATGATGGGCACCCACTTAGTGGCCAGAGGAGTCAGCTTGACAATCTGGCAAACGATAAAGCAAATGACTGCGATACAGCCGATGGTTGGGAACATCTACATGATCTGTTCCATAAATTTGCCATCCTTTCATTATGAAGTTTCGGAGGTGTCGGTATTGATGTAATCCAGTGCAGAGACGCTTGCGTCTTCCGCCATTTCTGCCTCAATGCCGTTCTCGGTCTCTGCTGCTCCTGACTCGTCTTCTTGTGCCTGCTTACCTTTCCACGGCTTGTCAGGCCATTGATTGTTCTTAGACAAGTTTTCAACGAGCGACTTCAGTGCGTAGACCAATACAACTCCAATTATTTCTGTAATGGCAATCTGGGAAAGTTGCTCAGCTATCGTATACTTGTCCATAAAGGCCAAGATATAGGAACACCAAACCCAGGCGTAACCATTTAACAGACTGAATAGAACAACCCACTTCATGGTAGTGAATGGCTTACGCGCTTTACGGCGTTCCAGTTTATACTACCACTTCGCCATCTTCATAGCGGTTTTTGTGGATCTTTTTCCGTCACCCATGTCATTCACCCTCTTTCAGTCTCTTTTTCTAAGATTCCTTGAAGAGCTCGGCCATGAGTTCCATGATGTTATCAATGTATTCACTGTCACCATCCTGTCTGTATAAATCGGTGGCGCGCTTATAGTCAGCATCAGATATGTTTCCACTCAGTTTTGCAACTTCGTAGATTTGAATTATCTGGTCATGTAACAAGGACATTTGCACTTCATCATTATGCTATAAGCGGTCTTCGATGCGCTAAAGGTCATCATCGTATTTGTCGAGCCGCGTATTAACATCTTTGAAATGCTCATCCATTGTTTTCATGTTCTCTGAGAGCGTTTTCTCCAGTCGATCTGGGGCAGTGAATATTTTCCAAACTGGTTTGCATAACCTCACAAAAGCGACAATTGCGGTAATTGTAGCAATAATCCAAAGAAGAGGCGCAAACCAGGCCTATAGATCCGTCATCTGTATCCTCCTCTCCCATTATTGCTCCTTTCACTCTTTGATTATATTATACCACAAAAATTTTTTTATGGCAAGCCAGGAGAGGAAGTATTATCCATCTCCTTCAATATGAGTTCCATAATTTAGGACATGGATAACATCTTGCGCATTTTCCGCACTAATATCGTCATAAAGAACGGAATACATCAAGTCGAGATCTTCTTTTGTTGGATGATTGCCGGGCGCTGGGTCTGGTGGTGCAGGAGGAACATATGTAAAACCATATGTAACTCGCCATTGGTTACCATCATTGGTAATCAATTTATCATAACCCTCAACATCATCGGCTTCAATGGTCCATGTATGATTGGGGTCGAGATTTTCCCAAATCCAGTTCCAGCTCCATCCATTACCAATACGAACAGTATCATAGAGCGCGCCGTCACGCATCAAATGGACTGTCGCATAGACAGGCCGCATACCGAGAGCATCCTAATCATCTCTGTAAAACACTACTTCAGCATTTACATTGACTTTTTCTGGCTCTGGAGCAGGATTGAAAGTCATTGTAATAGTGGTAGTATCGGTATATTGGGGATTCCATCCACCGCCATCAGTCTGTTCATGACGATCGTCATAAGTCGCAGTATAGCGCTCCAACTAATCTGTTACACGAACAGTATATTGATTCCACCAATTTGGATTTAAATTATTCCAGGTATGCTCCCATCCTTCGGCGGCGGTTATAGTTCCATTTGTATTGGTTTCGCCATTCTGTAGAATAGCAACATTTAAGGAAGAAGGACGATGTGATGTATCTCCATTTTCGCCAACCCAATTAACTTTAGCTACTACTGGCATATTATCCCTCCTTAAAAGGAGAGGGGCTTAGCGCCCCTCTCAACCTCCAGATCCGGTACGACGACCAAATCCGAATACAATCCACTGTTGCTCAGGCAACTCAAGAACAACTTCTTGAGTACCATCTTCTTTGGAGCGCAACAGTTGAGAACCGTCGTCAGTACACCACATAAAGTGAGTGTCGTCAAGCTGAACCATATGCGCATCGCCGCCGGGATGCAGCACTTCTTCGAGGTCAACGACCTCCATCTTAACCAGGTCAAATCCAACAGGGTTACCATGCTCATCCTGAGTAATCAGAATGTCGCCATCATTCATCAGAATTGGCTGATTGTACTCGTGTTTGGTATTATCCAAGCCACCGAATGGAATTGTTACTTCTTTCCAAGTATTGCCATCATAAGACAGTACTAAACCTTGCTGAGTAGTTGCACTGGAGAGTAGATAACGCTCGCCAACGGAGGTGGGCAACTCATATGTGCAGCTCTTGGCCTGAGGACTGGTCTGAGAGCAATAGTCATTTCGGCCACGGTTTGTAGACTCTGCAATAATTGTATCTCTATCACAATCGTATACAAACCATACAGGGCAGTTCTCGCCGGCTTCAACCTTTACGCACAACACCTGGTTGCCATTAGTAGTTGCTTCAACAACGTAGCGGCAAGCGTATGGAGTATAATTATCGCTGCCATGCGCTCTAACAGTGAGGGTGCCTCTTACAGGGTCAAAGTTATAGGTGATAATTCTACCTTCTGGAGTATTTGTAAATACAACATTGTTATTTAAACAAATAGCAGAAGAAGATGTACCATTAATTGGCGCCTCGGTTACTAAACGACCAGTCTTAAAAGAGAAAGAAGTAAATGTTGGGGTTTCGGGGTTGGTGGAAGTATGCATATAGTAGTTACCATTTGGAGAAATACCAGGCTTAGTTAATTGACCAGGATCAGAAAGACCTGAGTATGGATTTGCGTTCCAATGAATCTCTTTTGTCTCATGGGTCACTCTATCTCCCCAAATGCCTAATGTGGTGGTGATATACATGAAGAAATATCTCTCATTAACATCAGTAGCCAAGGAGAAAGGAACTTCAGTATTTGGAATACTTTTGCGGCTATAATTTGGTACATCGAAGATAAAATGATCTCCAGTATCAATATTGTAGCAGAACATCTGAGAGCCATCACCAGCAGAACCAATCATAAACTTTTCATGCTCGGAAACCCAAACATAACCAGTAGGATCAGTTACGTCTGCCAGAGGGCCGATTGTCTCGCCATTTATCAGAGTAGAATACTCGCCAATAACTGTTGCCCAGGGGGTAACACCAGGTTCAGTTCCAGGCGGAATTTCCTCTTGAGAACCAACTGTCAGAGACATAGTGTCCAGATGGAACAAATACTGAATCAGACGAGTGCTATTAGCCGCAGTAAACACATTACCAGGCTGCACGGTATTTGTCCAAGCCAGAGTATTCTGAATTGGATCTGGATTATCGATGTCTTGAGTCTTATAATGCTCAAACTCATGCTCATCAGTGAAGCAAGTGATATAAGCTCTTGTGGAGCCGTCTGCTCTTGCCATGCCGACCAGCATCTTGTACCAACTGGGATGCTTCATGACCTCTTTCCAGAAACCTTCATGCAGCTCAGTTACCAGATGCCAAGCAGAAGGAGACTTATAAAGCTCATAGCGCTTCTCATTGGTATCAAATTCAGACAGAACTTCAATATCCTTAATCAACTGAGAATGAATTCCGTTGTCAAGAACATAAAGAATGTCGAGCTTGTCGCCAAGGATGGGCTTACGGCCGAAGACCATAGAGAGAACAAACTCTTTCTCGCCGCGTTCATTGGTATGAACAATATACATAGTTGGGCAGTGACCCTGGGTCTCATCATTTTCGACGTAGATGAAATCGCCATCAATAGAGTTTGCAGGGATGTCGAACTCATCAAGTTCAGCCTTAGTACCAACAGTTCCAAGATTGATTGGCTCACCAGGGCGACCAAAGACCATAGAGAGAACGAACTCTTTTCGACCATCAGGGCCACTCTGAACAATATACATTGTTGAGCAATAGTCCTGAGATTCATCCTCTTCAACATAAATGAAGTCGCCATCCATAGAATCGGCGGGGATTTCAAATCGATCGAGTTCGGCCTTTGTGCCGACAGTGCCAAGGTTAATTGGCGCATCAGGGCGGCCGCCGCCAGAAGCTTCAACCTCAACCCACTCTACGGTGCGAGTTAGAGGATTGTATTGGCGAGCATACTGTTTGCCGTCCAGGGGAATTTCTGGATAAGGCTCCCACTCATATTCGCCAGTTACTTGATTGTAACGACGCATATAACGCTGACCGTCGTTACCAACTTCAGGATATTTCACCCAGTAGGTGCGGCCATTCTCGTCAATTCGGCGCTGGTAGTTCATATTGAGAGGATCATTTGGAACGTCCTCAATCCCCGTTTCCGGTGTATCTTGGGTCTTCGAAATGGTTACATAACTGGTTGATTTTACTGTGGAATCAGCGACAGAAGTCGCAGTGATTTTCAGCACTCGTGCAGTCTCGTCCGTGGCGATGGTCAACACACCCATCTGATTGATTGTGGTCTCGGCCTTCAAGTTTCCGTCAAGGCTCCAAATAACCTCTTGAGAAGGATTATTCTGTCCAATTACGGTAGCCTTAAAAGTAATGCGGTGACCAGGATCAGACTCAACAGCCGCAGGGCTAATAATCACAGCATCAACTGTGGTTTCATCAATACCGGGAGTATCCTCAGATACTACATTGATGGTTGCCTCAGCAAACTTGGTTGGGTCATAACTTACTGTTGCACGGAGAGTAATCTCATGCAGTTGCTCGTCGGCGCCGATATAGACAACGCCATCACGAGAAACATGAGTTGCAAGAGAAGTCGCACCAGTTAAGTCCCAGATGATAGAAGCGGGAGGATTATTCAAACCAGTCAGCTGAACGGCGAAGCGCGCGTTCATTCCACGACCGATTTGAGTATATGCGGGATACAGCTGAATAACAGTTACCACAGGCTCGTCTTCCGCAAGCTCTGGAGGAATTACTGCTACCAGAGAAGTATCAGTAAAGTTGGGATCTGCGGCGCAAGTACCAGTGACAATCAGGAGAGCGCTGGTCTCTTCCTTGTCTACATAAAGCACGCCTTCAGGAGTAATAATAGTCTGAGGAGACTGATTGCCGCTCACAGCGAAGGTTGCGTCATGATTTGTAATATTTACGCCAGTGACGATGGCCTGGAAGCGCAGAGAGTGGTCTTTAATAACAGTAGCCTCAATAGGCTCCAGATAGAAACCAGTCACCTGCTGCAGTATAGGCGCTTCCTCGTCAATACTGATAGTTGCGGTTCCATACTTAGAAGTGTCAATGATGGAACGCGCAGTTACACGGATCATCATTGCATCTTCGTCGGCGCCGATTGTCAGAACGCCGTCAGAGGTAATCTTAGTATTAGGATCGCGCTGACCGCTAATAGACCAGGTTACTTCCTTAGACAGCTCTTCAGAGCCGTTTACGATGGCTGCGAATGTGATTACAGAGCCGGGCGCCACAGTTACAGCATTGGGAGAAACCTCAACACTGTTGATTTCGGGATCAGGCTCTGGAATTGGCTCTTTAACTTCTTCCTCAATAGGAGTCCAAACAGCGGAACCGTTAGCAGTACGCTCACGGACATATTTGGTATTGAGAGGAGTTGCGGGAACATCAGTAAATCCATTGTCGCCGCCGGCATCATAAGCCGCAACGGTAACATAGGCGATGTTGTATTTGGTAGTATCCTGCTTGGATGTTGCACGAACTTGCAGGCTCTTAGCAGTTTCACCAATGCCAATAGTTAAAACGCCTTCGTCAGTCAGATATGTAGTCTGGACATTATTACCTGTCAGACTCCAAGTAACTGCTTGAGAAGGATTGTTCTTACCAATGACCACGGCTTTGAATACAGTCTGCCAGCCTTGCTCAAGTTCCACCATATCAGGAGTAATGATAATTGCATCGACAGTTACTTCATCAACACCAGGAGTCTCTGCGGGAACTACATCAATAATAGCTTCGCCGTATACTTCAGGAGTTTTCTGAGAGTAAGCAGTCAGTACAAGCATATTGCTCTTTTCATCTTCGCCAACAAATACCAAACCATTGGGAGTAACGCGAGTATCCTTAGATGTCGCGCCAGTCAGCTTCCAAACAACCTGCTGGGAGGGGTTATTGACGCCGTTCACCTTAGCGGCAAACTGCTGGCTATAACCACAACCAATCTGTGTCGCACCAGGATATATGATAACTTCAGTTACAGTAGATTGGTCAACAGCGTGCTGAGAATCAGTTACGCTAACAGTCGCAGTAGCGAAGAAACGCTAATCGGCCGCGGCCTTAGCTGTTACAACGAGAACCTTAGATTGCTCGTCGGCGCCGACATGGAGTGTACCATCCTGATCGATATGGGTATTTGTAGAACTTTGTCCAGATACAGAATAAACAGCGGAGAAATCACTCAGATTTACGCCGTTTACCATTGTATTGAACATTACAGAGCGGCCAAGGACAACTTCTACATCAGTAGGAACAAGGACAATACCAGTCACGACTGGCGCCAGAGGATCTTCCATATTCACATCGACAGAAACAACTGCCTATGCATATACAGATTCATCGGCTTCAGAAGTGACGCGAACGGTGATTGTCTTAGAAGTTTCCTTCTCGCCAATCTTCAGGATACCATCCTGAGTGATAGTTGTATCGCTGACGCGCTGGCCTTTAATAGTCCACTTTACGCCGCGAGAGAGTTGTGCATTTCCTTGAACAACAGCGGTAAATGCAACAGTTGCGCCCTGACCAACAGTAATGTTGAGAGGACTAAGGGTAATTCCTTCAATTGTAGGCTCCTCACCGGGTACTGGATCGGGATCTACAGTGCCGCCGCCTGGAGTATTACCACCTGCGCCGCCGCCTCCGGCTCCACTGGAGCCTCCGCAACAACCACAGCCAGACTCCTTGATATACACCCACTTAAAGTGAGTATTCAGAATCCACTTCTCACCAGTAGTGAGAGAGCGCGCTTCTGATCCAGGCTGAATGTCTGTGAAGTTGGTAATTGGAGGAAGATCTTCGGCGCCTTGATCCAGGTAGAACAGTTTTCTGTTGTACTGCTGTGACTCAAGATGCTTTACAAGCTAATAGCCCATCTGCTGAGCACCTCCTTATTTAATTGCCTTTTACTCAGTGAATACATCCACCCAGTTGAACCAGTCAACTCGGAGCATGAAATTGGAGAAATTCCCGTGATCGTCCCATAACATATAGGAGCCGGAAATATCTACTTGGTCGTTCTTGTCTTCGAGCTGAATGTGCAGCTGTCCAACAATAACTCTATCACCTACGACAAATGTGTCGTCAGTGGTCCAGTGATCTACATAGGCACCGTTGTATGTGAGTTCTGGATTGTGCTGCAAATACATATCAGACACATCCATCCACATCTTGCGCCCGTCAGCCATTTCAATATGAATATCTCTGTTGCGCAGACACAGAACGGCATTCTTCAATGGATGGCCATTGGGAAGAGTGCGGTCTTTGAAGTAGTTATCAAAACGATAACGATGTTCAAGAGCGTCATGCGGCACATGAATATTCATCATAAAAGAGCAACGAGGGCCGTATACTTGCATTTGGAAATGTCTGTGCGGCTCATCGTCGATTGGCTGATAGATATAGGGAGGATCTGGTTCGATTGTTTCAACCAAATTCTCGGGAGGATCAGAAACCAAAGGAGTCTCGACTACGATAACATTTGGATAATCCAAAGTAATATCAACCGCTTCTGTCATATTGATAGAATAGCCTTCCTTATGGTCAACCGTTCTATTGGTTGGGCCGCCAACCACTTGTGAACGGCACATACAGATGCGAGAGACGCCGTGGTCCTTTACAAGCTCTACATCCCAGATGTAAGGGCCGGGATGAAGCCAAGTTTCCTTTGAAGACAATGTAATATTGATACGCCCTTTAACAGCATTAAGGTCCGCTACTGGGATTTCTTTTGCAATCAAAGCGCGCTCATCATCATAGTCATGGTCGAATTGCTCGGCCTTCAAAGTAAAGAATACTTGATAGCCAGACAAATCGAATGGAGTGCCGTCCGCCCTATGAATCAACACAGGGATTGTCAAGGACTCACCACGACCAATGTCATCAAAGGGAGTTACAGTGATTTTTCGTGGCATTTTAACACCCCTTTCATGGTACGATTCCGACGGTATCTTGCAGCTCCTCAATCTTGTCAGTCAAGGCTTTTACCTTGTCATCCATATCTTTGAGGGTAGTCTCCAATTCTTCGATTGTGGATTTCTGCTGGTCCACAATGCCCATCAAGGAGGCTACTTGCGAGAACACTTGAGAGTCCAAAGTTAGCGTCGGAGTAATAATTATGATAGGCGCCCCTTCAGCAAGCGCCACAATGGAAACACTATCGCCGACTTGTAATTGCCCCAGGCCAGGGTTTACATAACGATTAGACGGGCCGCCGTCCAGCGTAAAGGACAAGGTGCACAAACGCATAACTGCGCCATTGGTTTGATGAATTAACTCAATATCAAACCAGAAGTTGCCCGGCTCAAAATCTGTATCGCGGCTTGTCAGTTCGATATTGAACTTACCAGTCGTGGGATTTAAGAGGGCAATGTCCTTTTTAATATAGCAGAAATCATCGTGGCGGTCAAAATCAGTTTTTACAGGTTTTACTGTAAAGCAGGCTTGATAGCCAGTCAAGTCGATAGGATTTTCATAATTATCCTTTATTTCAACAGGAATAATCAGCGAACAGCCGCGCTGAATTACTCCATAATCTCCGCTTTTCTGAGTAGTTCTTGTTGATGCCATCTTTTTCCCTCCTCTCTCATACTCAGACTTACTAATATACTATTTTATAACATCAAAAATAAAAGATTTACTTCATCCAAAATTTTACTATATAAGTAACAAAAAAGGTATAGTAAAATTTTCGACGAAGAAAATCTAAAGGGTATGACTAAGCGGCGGGCCAAATAAGTTAAATGCCCCGCTATGGTAGTTATTATTCATTTCTTCTTATTTAATTAACAATGCTTTTTGATTTGATAATACCAGTCGACGATAAGGTTGGCGCACTCGATGACATCTTCGTCATCCGCAGACAAGATGTTATCACGAAGCGCCTCTGAAGAAATAACATATTGTATTGTTTTCTCCAGAATGTACTGCCTTATGCCGCGCTCCACCTCCTTTTCAGTAGGGATGGTATTATCAAAAGCATTAGATGTGTCAATCTCTCTGAAGGCGTCAGAGTAATGGAAGTCGATGGCTTCCTCAAAGACACGGACAGTATTGGAATTTGCAATGTGCTGCGCCTTAGAATTGGTATAGGGGTCCTTCTCGCCCTTACTAAACCACTGGAACTGAGCAATATCTCCAGCCAACTCTGCGGCATCAGGGAATAATTGGATGAGAGCCTGAATGAGGTCTTCGTTAATCTGAACATCAATAACCTCTTCATAGTCAAACTCCCAGCCATAGTTAGCAAGTTCGGCGCGAACCATAGCGCTTACAGCAACACGGATATTATCAGTAAACATGACACGACCGTCAGGTCCGGCGAAAGACTCATAACATACCCAGAAATATTGCTCAGAATATTCCTTGATGTATTCCTCATCGCAAAGCTGTTTTTTACCAGGAATAGGCTTGAAATGGTCTTCGGTTATAAAGGTAAAAGCCTCCTTGAAGAGTTTACCACGACGAATAGCACGCCATTGATCCTTTTGCATAGAGTTGAAAATCTCTTTCATATAAGGATACTTATTGATGGCGTCAATGGTAGGAACAGTAGAGAGACCCTTTGTTAAAGTAACATGGTAATCAATGGGTTCTGGGTCAATCCCTGCTTTTTTATTCAGTTCGTTTTGTTCGAGTTGAACTTTCAGATTGAGATATGCAAGAATGACGGCAAAGGAATGATCCCATTGGACGATTTCTTTTTGGCCATTCAGCATAAAGTGTATTTTTTCAATTCCGCGCTTATTAGCGAAGCGCTTCAACACTTCAATCTTCATATGTCTCCTCCTTTCTTATATATAGAAAAAGTCCCGTAACCATGACAGTTACGGGACATCTATCCTGAGCCTGTAGTTGCCACGGTAGAGACAGTCAGCACCACCTGTTACTGCCGCATATTATCTGGGGAGAGTCCAGTGATAGATATGTACTATTCTTCATAGCTTTACCGTGCAACTGAGGCTACTCTCCACCTCAGCTCCCTTAATGAGAAGCTGGGTTGGTGGCCGCAGCGCCTCAGAATAGGTAAATGTATTTCATTTGACTTTACTGGGGTCTTTCCCCAGTTTCTATGTATATTATACCATAAAAATTTTTTTAAGTCAAGCGAAATTCCTATTGAGGCAATATTACTCGTCGTTCATTTCTTCTGCGAGTTTTTTGTTTGTTTCAAACCAACCGCCATTAGGTTTTTCTTTTGATAAACCCGATTGGCCCAGTTTTGCAAATTCGGATGCAGCGGCCGATGCGACGCGGCCCTGAACCTGCTCGCGAACGGTATTACAGAACCTATCATATACTTTCCAGAAAAGTTCAGGAGATACCTCTTTCTGCATAGACTTCAACGGATGTTCAACTTCAGGTAGATCGCCAGTGAAAAAGGTGTCGTAATCAAGAACGGCGCGACCCATCGTGTCATGATCAGAGGATTTAAAGTACAGGAACATGGCTGGTAGTTGGTGTTCATTGAAGTCTATACCAGTCATCGTATGATATTCCTCTGGAATATCAATAATAATACACCAGATGTCACTGTCCTCTCTTTTGAAACAGCGGCCGATATGTTTCGTGAGAATTTGCTTCTGTTCCTCAATCTCCTGTTTACCTCGTTGCGTACTCTTACCCATTCGTTATTGACTTCGTGCATTTTTTGTTTAATTATATCAAGATTACTCATTTAATTTCCTCCGTTCTTAAAGAAGGGATCTTATATTCATACGTACACCAGTTGGTAATAAGATTGTCGAGCAACATAGCCCTTGTCATCTTGCCAATCTTGGGGACATATTTAACATTGGCCGCCATGTCGATAAGACCGCTATCGTCATCAAGGTTGCCACCAATGTCGATAATCAGCAAATCTTTTGCCATTCTCAGACAGTTGGCGTCGAACTTGTATTTCTTGCCGGGAGATTGGGCAAGAATGAGAACATCGGAAAAATCACAGGTAAACCGCAGAGTTGAAGTGCATCACTGTATAACCAGAGGAGTTGAAGATATTAGCGCACGCCTTACCAACAGGGCCGCGGCCGAAGATAGAAACTCTCTTACCTTCGTTATAGAACCAAGCCAATTTAAGGGCGGCATTGGCAGTTGCGGGAAGGCGGCAATACTTATACATATTGCCAGGATAAGTGGTAGCCATAAGGCCGCGCTGAATAAAGGTATTGCCGTCAATGTCCTTCTGCCAATCAACGACATTGTCGGCGCCAGATTCACTGATTAACCCCTTATAGTCATGATGAACGATGATACCATGCACATTTTTATTATTATTGAAACTCTTAATTTCTTCCATAAGAGTGTCAATGGTTGGCGCAAAAGAGCTAAAGACCATGATACCGAGATCATTTGCATCTTTTGTCAGGTATTTAATATAAGGGGCGGTCATATCTTCTGTTAGCGCCACGATACCAAGACCAGGACCACGGTACATTCCATCTGCTTGCCAATGGTTTATTGTCTTGCGAAGTTCATCCAGGTTTCTTTTTGCCAGTTCATCGCAGGTTACAATCATAAATCCTCCTTAATAAGTAAGGGCGATTTCTCGCCCTTACTTTTCACCTGTGGAGCCAAAGCCTCCACGATTATTCTTGCCAAGATAGCGGACTTCCTTCAAACGGGGGTTGCCCTGGTTGCGCTGAATACGGAACTGCGCGATACGGTCGCCAGCTTCGATATGTGCATCACGAGTAGCAAAGTATGGAAGCATCCAAATATCATCGTCACCAGAGTAAGTCTCATCAATTACGCCGATGGAGTTTGTCTGAATAAAGCCATACTTCTTGAAAGAGGAGCTACGAGGAGCAAGGATGGCCTCATAGCCGTGAGGTACACGAACAGAAATGCCAAGGTTAATAAAGCCTTTTGTGCCGGCCTTCAAGTCATAACTCTCGGCGGCGCGCACATCAAACCACTCGCCCATATGCGCCTGCTCAACAGGCTTGGCGGCGGGAGTATGGTATTTAATGAGAATTTCGGGTCTCAGTCGATCCAGAACTTTGTTGTTATCCTTGCGGATTCCTTCAATCGCTTCCTCCAGCTTTTCCTTGTTCTCCTTACGGATCGCTTCCATGCGCTCATGGACTGCTTGCTGCTCTTCAGGGGTGCGCTGGCGACGGAGAGACTTAATATTGAGACTGGGAGGTGGCTGCATGGGGTTTCCTTCACCACCTCGAACTTTGGTTTTGTCTACTCGGTCAGGAACAACGAACTCACCAGCATTCTTAACTTCGTTTTCCATTGGGGTAACCTCCTTATAGGTCGATATTGATATTCATTACCACGGGTAAGTGGTCAGAATGGCACGCAAACTCGTCATCCCGGAGGACATAGATGTCCTCAACCTTGTCCATCAGCTCTTTGGAAACAAGGAAGTGGTCGAGGCGCATACCTTTGCCGTTCTCCTTGGCATTATACATATTGCTGTGCCATGTAAAGATTTGTTCGTCAGGATTGAAGTTGCGCAGAACATCAACCAGCCCAGCGTCCTTCTTTAAGGTGAAGAAGGCGTTTCGTTCGGTAGGTGTGGTTCCGGCGACAGATTTGACATTGGTATCCTCGGCACTAGGCGCAACATTGAGGTCGCCACATACGATGAAGGGCTTGAAGTCTCTGTTGGAGACGACATAATCATGTAGAGCGGTTTCAAAGTCTCCTCGAGCGTCCAGTTTTTCTGCAGCTCTTCCAACATTTGGGGAGTAAGAGGAGATGAGCTTGAAATGTTTGAAATCAAGGATTTCAACGCGGCCTCCTTCAAAGCCGACTGCTCTTCCATCCATGTCAAACAGCGGTCCAGCCAGGCATCTTCGAATAAAGATAGCTGTGCCCGCATACCCCGGCTTGTCGTGCACTGAGTAGTATCCGACATAATCTGTTCCAAGGACGGATGTTGGAATTTGATCGGGCTTGGCTCTAACTTCCTGTAAGCAGAGTATGTCGGGCGCCATGCGTCGGATGGCTTCGGAATAACCGTATTTAGACAGGCGCGCACGTAATCCATTGACATTATGCGATATAATTTTAAGCATTGTTCAAACTCCTCTCGGGCCACGGGGACCTCCTCTATACCACTCAATGAAGTATACAATCACAAAAGCCACGATGGGCGCCATTGGATCAATCATTGAAAACATCACTCCATAAACATTTTTCGGGTGCCTTATCCTCACGAAGTTTCATCAGACGAGGATGACGAAGAGAATGACCACTCTGGTCAACACTCATACAGTCAACCTCGATAACGGTGCCGATGTAATACTCCGGATTCTGCCGGGCTTCGGTACGCATCTCATCATCCAGACCGCTGGCCACGGTTCCAATCTTGACCAGTTCGCCATCTCGGTAAAGGCCAATATCAAAACCATTCGCCATATTCTGGAGCCACAGACGATTGACAGGATTACCTTCCTCATCACGGTATGGATAATTCTCCGGGTCTTTGCCGGTATATTCCTTGGTCGGCAGATTGATGCCCATGATAACAACATCCACGGTGTCAACCTGCTTAATCTTGTATGTGGTGTGCATCGGGCGTTTCGCTGTTTCACCAATATTAGAAACGGCGTGCTTCGCGGAAACCTTGCCGTTGGAGCGCAACAGTTTCAGAACGCCGCCCTCATATCCTTCAGACAGCCACTCGGCGATAATTTCCTGCTTATCCTTTACAATAAGCTGAGCGAAAGACAGCCAGGGATAAGTCTGGAAGTCAGTTTCCTCTTCCAGCTCCTTGAGGAAATGATAACGGTCGATAAAGTCTGCGGAGTAGTACGCCTTGCCGCCCCAATACAGAACATCAAAGACATACGCGCCACAAGGCCCAATCTCTTCCTGACGCTTTGCGGCCTTTGCCGGAGTGCAGAGCATAATGGAGTTGACAAACTTGCTGGAAGAATGGTCTTCCCACTTGCCCGCAGTCCAGTTGTATTTGCTCCAAATCTCGACGCACAGCTGAGAGCCGAGAGGGAAGAACTCCTCGGCGAATGCCTTCATATGCGGCATATTGTCAATCTTGTCGATGACTTCGCCGGTTTTCTTGGAAATCTTGTCGCCGTACAGATGAACAGAACCGTCCAAGTCCTTAGACCAGACATAAGAACTGCCGTCCACCTTCAGCTCGATACCGTATTCATCAGACACCAGAGCGGCATCCAGAACTTCCTTTTTCTTCGCCGTGGCATACTTCATGGGCTGCCAAAGACGATAAGTTTCATTAAATCTTTCCATTGTATCTCCTTCCAACAACCATAATGTCACGAACATCTGCAAAGATTTTCTTGCCGTCTCGCTCAATCACGGCGGTATTAAATCTGGGGATAATGTCGACCAGCTCCCCACAAAGACCTTTGTTACCGGACCACTGGGAAACAATCTGAACCCTGTCTCCCATTTTCATATTGCTGACCATAAACATTACCCCTTTCCCATTTTCTATAATTATTATACCATAAAAATTTTTTTATGTCAAAGAAAAAGAGTTGGCCTTTTAGACCAACTCTTCTCTGTAATAATCAAAACCTGTAACCAGTACGCCGCCGATGATATTTCCTGCCGTAGCGATGCCGAGGAAGGCCAAATAATTTTGGACAGTGAATTTTTCGACGAACAGCATATAGAACATATCAGCGATACTGTGTTCAAAGCCAAAGAACACAAAAAGGAAAATCGGGAAGAAAATGCCGAATAATTTTAATACTCCTGTGTTGCGCCTTGCCATAGATACTGCATAGCAAACGAGCATATTACAGAAAATGGCGAGCACAAAAAGTTGTGGATAAGGAATTAAGACTTTGACATTGGCAACATTCTCCAGAGCGTGTAAGTCGAATCCGGGAATTGAGATACGGACTCCATATGCAACCCAGATGGAACCTATAAGGTTTCCAAACCAAGATATGACGAGTAAGCCAAGAGCCTGCCAGATATTGCATCCATTGGCTACACACGCGCCGTAGCTGTAAATGTTGCCGGTGAAAAGTGAAAGGTTGGCCATGATAATCAAAATCAGGCCGATGGGGAAAATTACTGCTTTGATCAACGCTGCCCATTCAGGAGATGCCGCCGGGCCGCTTGCAATAACTGCTGTGGCCGCAGCAAGTGAGAGAACTGCCCCAGCGCCAATCGAGTTCAAAACTGTGATAAATGGTCGTGGTAGTTGATATGTCAACTTTCTATGTCCTCCTCTTCATCCTGGTCTCCCGGACGAATTTCAAGACCTCTTCTGAGAAGCTCGGAGAGCGGCTCGAGAGTTACGCCATAATTTTCAATGGCAAAGTCTTTGCCTTTCTCGTCATAGGGAACCAGAATAAGAACTGTCCCGTTTCTCACATCGGTATCAATGGAACCGACAATCCAATAATAGGAGGGATCAACGCCACCCTCTCCCCATACTCTAACGACAACATTGTCGATTTCAGAGTCCAGGCAGAAGGTCATCCAGTCGCCCCAGTGTCCACTGAACATTTCTTTAATATTCATATTGCCTCCAAAAAAAAATGGGCGGCCAATAGGGTGAGAAAACAACTATTCCCTAAATACTTGAAAGTTTTTCCCCTATAACGGCCGCCCTATGGTGTTAAACTACCGGCTGGACAGAAGGGGCAATGAAGTAGTAGTGAACATGAGAGCCATAGTCTACATTCATTGACCCATCTTCATTTTTCCAACAACGGTAATAATAACCGAGTTGTGGATAATTGAGTTTCTGGTGAGCAACCATTGCTTTCCATGCTTCCTCGTAGCTGTCATATTGCCCAAGCCAGTGAGAGGTGGTTAAAGACATAGTGCCCCAATAGAGATCAAACTTCATCGGTGGGCGCCTCCTCTTCCTCATCCTCATCTTCGGAGGCTTTGCGGCGCTCCTTTTCGATCTCTTCGAGAACCATCATGTCGTAGGCGAAAGCAGTGGGGCCTTCACCCGCACCAAACCAAGAGTTCCACATAAAATTACCTCCTCTTCATTTTCTATAATAATTATAGCACAAAAATTTTTTTATGTCAAGCTCGCCAGCTACTCCACGCGCAGTTCCTCGCGGACTTTCATCAGAGCTTTTCCAAGCCAGTTAAGGCCAACTTGGTCGCGCGACTGGCAACGACTGCATTTGCAGACGCCCCAAGTGTTGTCGTGCCAAGTGTTGCCCTCTTCCAGATACTCGGGATCAGTTTCCAGAAGTTTGGCGGCGAGGTCTTTGTTCTGCTTGAACTTGTTGCGGACAATGCTCAACATGACATTGCGCTTAATCTCTTCCCAGTGGGGACGAAATTCTAAGTGGCGCCCTTTGCGTTTGGCTTGACTGGGCGACAGGATTGAGAACTCTTCTCGGATTGCGGGGTCCAGTGTCTTGGCAGCTTGGAAAGCGGCTTCAGCACTGGGGTAGACAACGCCTTCATATTCAACTGGACATATGTAGAAGTTGGATAAGAAAGCGTACTCTTTATCGAAACTGGAAATCACCTATCTTTAACCCCCTTTCCTGGTCGCCATACTTGGCAATAAATCCTTGAGCGGACTCTTCGGCGATTTTTCTTTCCCGTTCAGTTATGACATGGCCTGAACCGTGACAGTCAGGGCAGGTAATCCAATCACTGGGGTCATTTGGATCAGGTCTGTCATCTTCGGCACAAGCTCGAGAGCGAAGGATTTTGCCCTTACCCTCGCACTTCTCACAAGTGGTATTGATACGCTGAACGGCGAGGATAGCCGTATCAATACCAATCAGTTTGCTTTTATATTCAGCTTCAAGGTCGGCTTTCTCCTTTCGGAGTTCCTTGAGGGCTGCAACCAGATTAGGCATCGTCATCCTCCTCTTCATTATCGTCGGCGCCATCGGCAGGCGTTACCCGGAAAGTAATCCAGGACTCCAACTCTTCCTCGTACATCTCGGCGGCATCCTCGTCAGAAACGCCATATTCTTCCATCAGAGTCTCAAAATCGCCAGCGTAATCGTCGATAGCGTCTTCGTCAACGCCGGCGTCAATCAGTAACGCACGGCGGCAGTCGTCCATGTCCATGATGCCGTGACACCCTTCAAAGGACTCATAATCCTCAATGGCCAAACGGCGGGCCTCTTCCATAGCTTCCTCGCGGTCTTTGAACTCGCCAGTGTAATCGTATTGAGCGTCGCCAAAACCGCCACCCATGCCATGATAAATCTTAAAGAAGGGCATTCTCTATACCTCATATCCTTGGTCTCTCATAACCGCGAGAGATTTATAGACCATTCGGTTCTTGCTTTTGCTTTTTGCCTTGACCACATTTCCCATTTCAATGAGGTGGCCAAGGATGCGGGCCATCTTTTGAGGAGTAACCCCCGCAAGATTGATAGACCGCGACTTAATCTCGTCGATGTCGAGGGCCTCCTGACTTTCGGCGAGAATAATCATGACTTCGCCCTCCCACAGAGCGGTTTGCTGGGGACGATACTTACTTGTTCTTCTGCCAGGCATGATTATTACTCCTTTTCTCATTTTCTATATATATTATACCATAAAAATTTTTTACTGTCAAATTGTCGATAAATAAAGATAAAGGGGCAAGGAAAAATCCTTACCCCTCTTAATCATGGTGGACCCGGCGGGAATCGAACCCGCGTCCGAAGCAACCTATCTCACAAAGATTACTTACACGATAGTTTGTCTACTTTCTTCGTTTTTTTAGATGGACGAAGCCCGGCGCAAACACTCCGTAGCGAGTAAACCATCAGGGCTGTATCGGTTAAGATATTGCCTCCACCACTTGCATTTTCAAGGATATGCAAGAAACCCCCATGCGGTACCACCAGTTTTTACTAAAACTGGAAACTCCCACCTTTCTCCCGGTGGTCGGGCGGTTCAAGCCAAATTAGGCGGCCTGACGAACCTCCATCATAGCGGAGATTAGTGCAGGGTGAACCATAACAATGACATTAGAGTTGTCGTTTCAATTTTGTTGAACACCTTGAGGCGGTTGTTCATTACCCGTGACTTTATGCCTTCAGTCCCCCGTCGAAACCTGACGGGCCCATGTAAGTTCTGCGGAAAGTAGCGAAAAGATAATCAGTCTTTTTTTAATAAAAGGAACTTTCTATGCAGATGTGAAGTGGATAGTAAAATCTGATTAAAAGTCAGGTGCTTTGCAGCAAAAGGAACTATCTATGCTTCTTTGAAAGACGCGAGAAGTATTTGATTACTTTGGCGCAAGCGCCATAGTATTCCTCCTAAAAAGGAACTTCTTATGCGTCGTTATAGCAGCGAGAGGTAAACAATTTCATATTTGCAGTATGTTTTATAAAAGGAACCTCATTTGCTGCGTGAGGGGGATAAGCGGACGGTAACTCCAATGGGCTACATCCCCAGGCTCCCATTGGCTGAGTTTCTTCTTTTATACTTACAAGTAAAAAGGAACCGTCTGTGCTGTTTGGCGAGGAGTATCTTGAATGGTGCCGCCACAACAGCGGCAGAATTATATAGAAAAAGGAACTCCATGTGCCAGGTAGATAAGAGGCGGATATTATAGCGCGCACCCCACAAAAAAATCTGAAAGAAAAAATACTGGCCGGCCATAACCACTGAAAAAAAATTCATCTAAAGGTGCGGGCCGAAGGGAAATATCCTTGCCTCTCATTCTATAAATATTATAGCACAAAAATTTTTTTATGTCAACTCAATTTTTTGAGAGGGCGAAAAAGATCGCCAAAATCGAAGTTGGTTTTGTGCCGGGCATTTCGGGCTTTCATGTCCTCTGTCGCGCAATGAATACAGTATGGAAGTACCCATCCTGTAGAGTGGACAGAAGCCGGAGCACCACATTGAGAGCAGACTTTTTCCGATGCTTCCAAAAGGTTGGTACAAAGGGTATCGAGTTTCTTATTCAGTTGTCTGTTCGGCGTGTCCTCGCAATAAATACGAATACCGCCGAATTTCTCTTTTGCTTGTAAGATAACGAGGCTCTTGTTCACATCCATATGATAGAACTCAAAGAGCGCTGTTACCTTTTCGCAAAAGCTGAGAAGCAGGTTCGTCCAGCCGGGGCAATGCCTAAAGGCATCATCGAAGATAGTGTCGCCAGGATCTGGGGGATACATTCCCGTGTTCTTCTCAGCATCGTATTGCAAAAAACCAAAGCGGTCAAACTTAGAACTCATGTATCACACCTCCACCTGTTCGAACCAAAATCCCTTTTCAACGCCCTCGCGCCGAACTACCATTTCACGGGCGGCCTTTACAAAGTTGGGCCAATGAACATGACCAATCTTGTCAGGCTTGGCAATAGGAGGAATGAGAGTACCCTCGGGAGCATACCAAATGCCGCCAAAGAACTCACCGTATTTCCAGCAGTTATGGGAGTCGTAACCCGGTTTATTCCAGTTACTGTGGAAATACTTTTCAACCTCCTCTTTGGTCAAGTTACGAGCACGAATCGCCATGATGGTATCGTTCTCGTCCTTGAAACCAAAGCACTTCCCTTTGAAGGTTTTCTCCACTTTGCCGCCGGCGGCAACAAACATCTCGTGATGCTCCTTGTCTGTATACCACCGAACCTTCTTCTCGGCGCCCGTCTTGGGGTTGATAGCGATGATGTACCAGTATTTGTCCTTGAACGGCTCACCCTTGAACTGCCAAGTGACATAGGTCTTTGCTACTCCACCATACATTTTCTCAACCCCTTTCTCATTTTCTATATATATTATATCACAAAAATTTTTTTAAGTCAACCCGGGGCCGAAGCCCCGGGGACTATAAGGTTACTCCACTTTCCCGTCAACGAGGTTGAGCAGGGTACCAGGAGTCAGGTCTTCAGGCATCAGGGAGATCACCTGAGCTGCGGCCTCGGGGTCATCCTGCTTGAGCTGGGCGAGATCCATAGGAGTCATCACCCAGGCGCCCATAGCGCGCAGGAAGGTAGACATATGCATCTTGCTCTTGAAGATGTTCTTCATGCCGGCAATCGCAGACTCATAGTTGGCGCTGGGCACAATACCAGTCTGGAGCGCGCCGCCATAGATGTAGAAGCGATCCTCAGTGAGCATACCAAGAGTCATACCGTGCTGACCGTTGAAGCCGAGGCGCAGAGGAGTCGCCAGCAGCTTGGAGGCGTCGAAGGTAAAGTCGCGGTCCATGTCGTTACGATCATTTCCGGTGAGGAAGAACTTGAACTCGGTCTCGGGGAGGCCAGAGAACAGACTCACATCGAAAACGATGTCGTCCTGACCGAGCTTTACCCAGAAAGCCTCAGCTGCACCGCCCTGAGCGATAGGAGCATTGGTATTGTCGCCGGAGTAGACAACATCAGTGCCATCGCGCCAGTAAGAGTTCCAACCGAAGTTGGTCTTGACGGAGTGGGCGTGTAGGTCGATGTCCACACGGGACTCGCCGTGCTTGGTCTTGTTATTAGTCCAGTGGACGCCAACGGTGAGGTTGGTACGACCAGTAGGGATAACAACACCGGTGCCGTAAGGGATAACGCCCATCATCTGCTTCTCGGTGGTGGGAACGGCGTAGTCTACATCGTCGGGCAGGACAAAGGTCTTGCCAGCAAACTGGTCATTCAGACGGGTATACAGCGCCTTCATGCACTCCTGAATGCAACGCGCATAGACGTTGGCGGTCTCAGGATTCAGGGGCTGGATACCACCATCCTTGACGAACATACGACCATTGCGCACGGTGTAAACCGCGGGCAGGCTCTCAGTGGAGGCGCGAGTAGAGCAGGAGTTGATAATCTTGACGAGGTCGCGGTTGCTGGCCTTATCAAGGACTCCCAGCGCCTTCAGATACTTGCCCTGAAGCATCAGGTTGATGAAATTCTGGACAGCAGTATCGGGCAGAGGCTTATGATAAGTGTCCGCCATGCGACGCATATGGTTGACCAAACGGGCGCAGTTGGGGTACTTCTTAAACGCCAGGAACAGGGGCTTATAGCGCAGGAAGATACCAGCATAACCGGGCAGGTTGGCCATAAAGACACGCGCAGGCAGCTCATTCACAGGGGAATAAGCAGAGCGGTTCTTGATGGTCTCAATGGTGCGGCGGTTCTTGATAATCATGGGCACGCCAGTCACCTTGTAGATAAGGTAACGGAGGCCGCTGATAGGCTGGGCAGGATACACGCGCTTGTAGTCGCAGTACATGACCATAATCTCGAAAGATTTAATCTCGTCGGGAGTATTGGTCACAAAGGGGAACAGCTGCTGCACAGCGTTGCGGATACGGTCATTGGGCGCAGTCAGGGTCTTGAGGTACTCGTTCAGCTTGCCCTTGAGGGTCATCAGGGGCAGCATACGAATGACGGTGATGCGCTTGATGTTGAAGGCATCGGCGGGGATCTCCAGCGCCTCCAGAGGCACATAGTTGCCGGCGGTAAGACCGACAGACTCGCGGCCGTAGGTGGACATATAGTTCATCATCTGCTGGAGCAGCAGAGTGAGAGGATCGCCATATGCCATCTCCTTGAAGGACTTGTGGAAGGTCTTATTGAAGGCGATAACCTCGGTGCCATACTCCTTGACAGCAGCGGCATAGGCATCCAGAGGTGCATGGCGCACAGAACCCTGGCCATCCACAAAGAGGATACCGTGGGCAATCTGCTCCATAGGGGAAACGCCACCATTGCCACCAACGGGATCAACAGTGGACTTGAACAGCTGGATAAAGGCGGCCTGCTGAGCGGCAGTTACGTTCAGACTCATAGCTTTTTACTCCTTTCATTCTAAAGTCCAGTAATCCTGGACCTCAACGATTTCAAATTCGGGATACTTCTCAAGAAGTTCCGGGCCGTGGAGATAATGGAGAAAACCCCAAGTCTTCTCTGGGCCGGCGACTTCAGTTGGGAAACCATGTCTTAGCCGACCGCAAATTCGACAGCGTGCACCAGGTGCATAATCAATTCTGCCAACGAATCCGCGTTCTCGGCTATACTGTGCGTTCTTATTGAAATACTTGATGATACACGGCTCAAACTCATGCCTGTGGTCGGCCTTTTTCGGCCGAGGCTTCTTTTTCTTACTCCGATAGCGAACCTCGCTTTCATAATCCTCATAGTTAATCATTGTGTTATCCTCCTTAAAAGGATTGGCGGAGTAGACTGGACTTGAACCAGCACGCCGTTGCCGACTACTCACGGTTTAGCAAACCGTTGCCTTACCAATTAGGCTTACTACTCCATATAGCGGTGAGAGATGCCTCTTCGGCTTCATGCCCACATTACGCGATGGTGGGGTCTCCCAATGCTCAGAGGTTCTGGGTACTCATCTCTCACCTTGTATATATATTATATCATAAAAATTTTTTTGTGTCAACTATTGGCTTTTACATACCGATCATGTTCGGGATCGTAGATGTAGCCAACTGGCGCGTTCTTGACCGCTTCCATCTCCTCAGGAGTGGTTTTGGGCTTGGGCTTAGCGGCCTCTTCCTGAGCCTTCAACCAAGAGGGAAGGGCTGGGAACTGGTAGATGTTTTTGCTCCCCTCAGGGTAGTATGAAGTACAGGGCAGAGTAATATTGTACTTGTGCGCCGCGCGACGGTGCATACGCTCAATCTTCTCCACCATGTCATCATTCAACTCGCCGCCGCGCAGATAGCTGTCGAGATCAGCATAGGTAAAACCCCAGCGGTCTTCATCGGTCTGGCCGCACATTCCATCATGAGGCGCCTTGCGCATAGCCTTTTCGGGCATACCAAGCGCGATGCCGATTTCGATGATTTCAGATGCAGTATAGTTGAAGAAAGGAGAGAAGTCGCCACACTGATCGCCCCACTTGGTATCATAGCCGACATAAGTTTCGGACAGATTGCTGGTATTGGCTACACGGCCGCCGACCTGGTTGGCAATCATATAAAGGATTGCGGTGCGCAGACGGGAAGGGTGATTGTAACCAACGATGGGGTTGATTTTCTTAAAGTCCATATACTTGGAGCTGCCCTTCATACGGTCATAGGACTCCTTGATGAGCGGCCCAATGTTAAAGGTCATATGGCGGATATTCAGGAAACGGCAGCAATCCTCCGCATCCTTAATATCGTTCTGGATTCCCGCCGGCATTAGTACGCCAAAAACGCGGTCTGGTCCGACCGCAGCGACGCTGGCCGCCGCGACTGCCGCGCTATCCTTACCGCCCGAAATGCCGACAATAATAGGAGCCGCCTGGCCATTCTTATCCATATAATCGCGGATAAACTGAACAACTCTATCCGCTTCAACAGCTGCATTAAAAGCCATTTATTTTCCTCCGTTCTTATAATTCTCCATAGTCTCAATGAAAAGACTAAGGAGGTTATATGCTGATTCAAGACCGGCTCGGTCATCGAGATAGATATTTGCGTAAATCTTTCTGCCATGTGGAACAACCCAAGGGGCGTCCTGATTGATTGCTTGGCATGGGATATTGTTCTCCCTGAAGTATTGCCACATACTCTCATAACGCTCTGGCACAGACGCCGACCAGCAGATTATATGGGCATAGGGCTGCACCTTACGGAGCAGCTCTATGACCTGATTGTATTCCCAGCCGGGGCGTTCGTGAGTATTGAACACAGTGTCATCAAAATCAAAAGCGACAATGAGTTGACCATGCTTCTCATACTCTATGAGGAGACGACCAAGAGCGCGTTCTTGGTCCATGTATGGGTCTCTCACGCTCCGCATCTCTCTTCTCTTCTTCACGAAGGCGCTCTTTGATGGTATCGAAATCTTCAAAGTTGAAGCATACACCATCCATATACTTTTTCACCATGATGTTATCAGAAGCACCCAGGGTTTCAATATAGGGCAGGCCATCAACCATCTCGTAGTCGCCGTTCTTCACAATGACTTTGACGGCGCCACGAGGAGATTTCTTGCCGGGATCGGTCTTAGGCATCTTGTAGATGGGGACCTCTTCGCCGTTGATGATACAATCAGTGGCCTTGATGGCATAACCGCGAGTATCACGGGTTACATACTGATAGGTATAGGCGCCAATGCCGAAAGAGATATTGGTGATGTCAAAGCTGCTGGCTACACACCACTGGCCAACTGCTCTGGTAATCTCGGGGGTAATGGCATCGCCATAAATCATACGGATATGAGGATTGAGGACGCTGCACTGGTGCTCGTTAAAAGTGCCGCCGAAAGTCTGCCATAAGATATGCAGGGTGCCCTTAAACTCGGGAGAACCAGGCTCGGCGTTAGGGTCGCCGCAGATAATCTTCACAGGGTCACCGCTGTCGGGGCGAACAGAGAGAACGCCGTCACGGTTAAGGATTACATCCTTCAACAGGGGGAGTACCTTAGAAACGACGCCCCAGTAGTCGTAGGTATCAGACACATAGGTCATAACACCAGTCGGCTGAACCTCGGTTAGCAGATGATTCAGGAACAGCATCTCAGCAATGAGATTGATGTCCCAATTATCAAAAGCCGCTTTCTTAAATAGGTGGCGCTCATCAGAAGTCAGCTGACCATGTGCGATGCGCTGTTTATAATCAGCCACGCCCTGCTCGACGACACTATGCTCCAGAGAAGGAGTGCCCCGCATAGGCGGCGTAATCAGATTGGCGCCATAGTAGTCACGCAACAGGATGTTGGAGCCGATGGTTGCAGTTCTATCAAAAGACAGAGCGTGTGCAGCGCCAGAGATATAGCCGGCCTGAAGAGAAGTATGGCCGCGCAGAGAGAAGTCGCCGCACATATGGTCGAGCGCCGCCATGTCGCCGTGAGTAGCCTTAACAAAAGGCGCCAACAGCTTGCGGCGATAATACGCAGTCGTTGCGCTGGTGCTGGGGAGCCAGTTATTGGCACTCCACTGGTCCTCAATGAACTGAGGAAGCCATGCGAAGTTGGGATCGGTATTGAAGATTACATGGTCAGGAATACCGATAGGAAGCAGAGTGCCTTCGGGAACGCCATAGACAGCGATAGGCAGGTAGCCCAGCTCATGGAGTTCATAGAACTTGGAGAAGTCGCAGTAGGTCTCGTCAAAGGTTTTGCCCATAACCTCTTCCCACTGTCTCTCCAAATCATTAACCGGCACGTCGAAGAAGTTTTCCTTCCAGAAGTCATGCAGACAGGCCAGAGTGTATTGATAGCCGAAGACTACGGTGCGATCACAGCCGGGGTGGTGCTTATTGGAACGCGCCGTCCAGGTGGAATACACCATCTCGGCGCCCTGCGGCTGCATCTTGATTGCGTGACCGATCTTGTAGTAGTCAGCGGCGAACATAGCGAAAAAGTTTTTCATCCAGCACAACCCCTCTCTTCTCTTGCAGGCAGGTTACAGGTATCTCTCATTTCATCGACAGTCATCTTGCCGCCATAGGGATACTGGGCGCCGTAGGGAATCACACGAATTTTCTTGGCGGCGTCGCCCTTCTTGGTCTGAAGCGCATAGTGCATAGAGTCAGTGGTATAAACCTTAGCATAATGCTTGAACACATCGCCAAGTTCAATGGTCGGCTCACAATGAGTGATAGCAAGAACCAACTCGCCGAAGCCCATCTTTTCCAGTTCAAGGGCGGTATAGGTAAAGGTTCCGCCGCGAGAGCAAATGTCGTCGATGACGAGAACTTTCTTACCCTTATATTCGCTGGCCGGCACACAGGTAGGATTGATAATGTCAAGGCCCTCAATCTTGCCGGTTTTCCAGTTCCGAACCTTCTGGCCGTAGAAGAACTTATAGCCGGGAATAGAGTTGACGTATCTCTCCTGAGCGCCCTTATCAGGGAACACGATGTAGTCAGGCTTAACTTCATCAATAACCTGCTGATGGAAAGACCGCACATCCATAGTTTCCATGCGGTCAATCATATAGGAAGCGGGAGAGTGCGGGTCGAGCACGATGACCCTTTCAAAGCCGAGAGAGTTGAGCCACTCAGCGAAGTATTTCAGAGTAAAGACCTCGGTGATGCGGTTCTTCTTGCGGTCCATCCGCGCATTGGGGATATAGGGCATAGTCAGCTCAACCTTATAGCCAAGGTCTTTAATATGCCGAGTGAGCATATCGACAATCGGCATCTCGGTGTAATTGCCGAAAATCCAGCCAATAGAGAGGGTTTCGGTAAAGTACCAAGCCTTATTGCCGTTGGCATCAAAGGTGCGGCCCATCTCGTCGAGGATGTCAAAGAAGGGGCCGAGGTCAGTCAATGCGGGAGTGCCGTCAGGAAACCAACCAAAGTTTACTTCAAAGCCTTCAACATAAATCATCTGACTACCTCCATCTGCTGAGCGGCGAATACGGTCAGAGCGGCGTTATGGGACTCAGGAGTGACGCCGGCGCAGGCGTCTGCATGGATATAGATAGGGGTGTTGGGGAACTGAGCGCGCAGGATAATGGCGTTGGCCGCAACACAAATCTCAGTGCAGAAGCCGCAGATATGGATTTCCTCCAGAGGATTGGGATAGATATGGTCCAGAACCATGTCGCCGATGTCCTCCGTGCCAAAGGTATTCTTGAAGATCGTGCAGTGAGTGGTAGGCTCAATCATGTCGGCGACCTCTTTGACAATCTCCCAACCGTGAGTATTGTAACCGCAATGGAAGACAGGCAGTTTCTTACCTTCCAGGGTATCAGGATAATTCCGCTCATAGTGAGTATCCTGAGTGGCGATGATAAGGGTATCACCGTCCTCGTCGGTCATGTCCTTAATCAGCTTCTTGATATTGGGGATAGCGGCCTGAGCTTCCTTGGTGCCCAGTGGTCCAGTTACGAAATCGTTCTGAGCATCAACCACAATCAGTGCTTTCATTATTAGAGTCCTCCTTTTTGTCTGGTTCAATGTGAAATCCCATCGGGATTTTGTTGCTTGGGGTATTGGGCTTAAGCACCACAACCTCGCAGTTGGGGTTAAGCATATCCATAATCTCCTTCAACTCCGAGAGTTTCATGCTCAATCTCCTTTTCTCATTTTCTATATATATTATACCATAAAAATTTTTTTATGTCAAAAAGAAAAGCCCACCCTTTCGGGTGGGCAAACGCCGCTTTAGGCGATGTTTTTGCGGATGGTGTAGTTGCCGCAGGTGCGCTTCTCGGTGACTTCCTCGCCGTTGCGGGTGACCTTCTTCTCGACTTCGTTGTTGCAAACCCACACATTGGAGTTGCCGGCACGGGTCATCTCGCCGCCGCAGACCTTGCACTTCACAGGGCGAGGCTCACGCTTCTCGGGCGCCTTTACGCCGAGCGCGTCGGCCAGTGCAGAAAAGGAATTGAAGGTGCCGTGGGTAGCGGCCAGCTTCTGAGCGAAATTGGTGTTCTTCTTGTTCATATTGAATGTCCTCCTTTTAATCCAACATATTGGTTACATAATCGAAGATGAGCTTTTCGGGGAAAGTAATCGCGGTAATAATGTCCAACGCTTGGCAGATGACAAGAACAAGGCCAATAGCCAGTGCGCAAAGAGTGACAAAGCAGATACAGCCAATCTCATCATAATCCAACTTGGAGTCTTGATAATGAGAATAGGCGTGAGCCATCTTCGCCAAGGCGATAATAGCACCGATAACAAGTACCAGGCCGGGCACTAACCAGACACATGAAGTACCGATTTCAAGTGCCGCCCATTTGGAAACCAGAATTGGCCACCATTCCGAGATTGTCTCTGCTGTTACAGAGACTGCCATGCCCAAATGCTCAAAGAGGGCATTGACAATTTCTACTCCTGTGTTCATACTTCTCCTTTTCTCCGTTGGCTTATAGTTACTGGTGATGCCACGGGGGCTCGAACCCCGAATCTCCGGCTTGAAGGGCCGGCGTGTTAAGCCAGTTCCACTATGGCACCATATATGTGGGGAGCCACGGAAACACTCCCCTCCGGACTTACGCGCCGGATTGCTCTGGCCAGACCGATTTGACGCCAATTCCATTTGCTACTCGGTCGCGAGTCCTTTCACTCACAGGGGTACTGGAATTGGGAATGAACCCTACCGTCTTTTTCTTACGCTTTGGGCACTCCCCGAGGGTTGTGGTTGGAAGTGTTACTCCCCAGCAATAAGTGTGGAACCGGAAACCACTCTGGCGATGCCGATGGGACTTGAACCCACGACCTCCAGCGTGACAGGCTGGCGTTCTACTCTTCTGAACTACGGCACCATATAAAAACCGCTTTATTTATGTGCGATGGAAGCGGCCGGAAACCACCGGAGGCTACTTATTTAGTGTAGTTGCCTGAACAAACACCCAACTAACGCATGGGCGCGGGCACAATGGCCAGTTGGTGTGCATGGCGGGACTCGAACCCGCACGCCGAAACACCAGCACCTCAAGCTGGCCTGTCTACCAATTCCAGCACACGCACATATAATGGATTGTAAGGTAGAGTTTCTCCAGTTTCCTCATTTAAGACTGACTAACTTGCCATTTCCACTGTGGAGTCAGTAGGTCTTAAAAATCCAGTCCCCTTACTAACGACATCCCTGCCGCCGTTTAGCGGGTTCTCCGCAAGGATAACGGTACCCTTTGGTGCGGGCAGAGGGATTCGAACCCTACGAGCCATTTAAGGCGGCGGCTTTTGAGACCGCTATGTCTACCAACTGCATACACACCCGCATATCTTGCAGGATTTAGGTTTCCTGCAAGAACCTAATACCAAAAACTAAGGAGGCCATCTAATATGACCTGGTACAGTCGGTGGGACTCGAACCCACAACATCTGCCACCTGAAGACAGCGCGTCTGCCAAATTGCGCCACGACTGCATATGAAAGAGAGATTGACTCGGCCGGAACTCCATTCCCCGTAGTCAGCACGGTAGAACCTTTTCAGGTTCCGGTACATACCCAGTCGAAACCAGGATGCCCAAACTGTTTGCCTCGGCTACCACGCCTTGAACGCCAACCTCTCATGGCACCGGATGCTGGACTCGAACCAACAAATCTCGGGTCAGAGCCGAGTGTTTTGCCATTAGACTAATCCGGTATTTACGGCCAATCCCATTCGAAATCCTCCACAAGGTCATAGATGTGATAGATTTCGGCGTCGGAAAGATAATCGGTTTCGATGCCGTAGGTGAAACACGCTTGAGCCAAAGAGCAATCATTGATGTACATTTCAGTTGCCAGACGATGACAAAGGCCATCTCTAATCATCTTTCATCCCTCACTTTCTATAAAAATTTTTTTATGTCAAATTACGGAAGAAAGTAAGCGTTTGAAAGAGGAATGACACTGATTGACATGACTACTTGATTGGGGTCTTGCGTGATGTGCCGCCACACTTTTGAAAGAGCGGCGTCCGCAGAATCGGCTTGGGTAATATAAGTGATTGGACAAGAGGCATAAGAGCCGCTTGGCTGTATTAGATGATTACCCAGGCCGCCTTGGAACATGATTTCTGAACGAAGAACAGCAGTTACTTCAAACAAATTCATGGCAATACCTCGATGCTAATAGAGCCATCGCTACAAAAGATAACCTGAGAGTCAAGCTCCTCGCACTCTCTTGCAGACATATCGTCGATGTACTCACCATCGCCCAAAGCAAAGGGCGGATTGGGGAGAGTCATTGCCGCCATGAAGTGACACATGGCTTCATATCGAGTATGCGCGGCGAGAATGCAGTTATGATAGAAGTATGCGTGCTGTGCATCATAGCACTTAACGGTGACTTTGTAGAAGTTCATACTAATTCTCCTTCCAGAATGGTATCCCGAGAGGGACTCGAACCCCCGTTCTTATGGTTCGTAACCATACGCTTTCTCCGACTAAGCTACCGGGACATAGTAGCGACTGTCAGCAGCGTCGCCCCCGCTGCATTCTGGATCAGCAGCATTACCCGAGTACTTATATTGCGTTCTCAGCACAACGCATCCGCCTCTGTCCTTAACTTGAAACTCATCGGTCTCCAGACTTCGCCGGCGATGGCGGAGCGGACAGGACTTGAACCTGCAACCCATATTTCAGAGCACATGATTTCCAATCATGCCGACTACCAATTATCACACCACTCCATACGGTGCTAACCTAATTTTTAACGAGGTCGTTAGCCTCCATCCCCGGGCCCTTTTCGCCACTCCAGATTGTATCTCCAAGCCAGCCGATTTCTTTGCACAGCGCTATACAAAGCCGCTTCAACTTGGCCTTAAGGCTCTTGGCGCCTTATTGGGTTGTAAGATGGGATTCGAACCCACACCTGCCTCGGCCACAACGAGGTGCTCTACCATTAAGCTACTCACAACATATAAGCAATAGATTTTTATATCGGGTATCGCTCTTCGCTTTGGCCTTTGACTGGCGGTACAATCTCCGGCTTCCCTATCCAACCCTATCCGACTCCACTCATGTGCCAGAGTGCATACGGACTGCGCAGTAAAGTGGCCACAATACTTAGCAGGTTAGGATTTGCTCCTTTTGCCGCGTCTAAATGCCCCGTCGGGCTGGTGCTTCCACGGGGACTTGAACCCTGAACCTCGTGATTAAGAGTCACTTGCTCTACCAAATTGAGCTACGGAAACATATGGTGCGGGGTATTCTCCTACTTGCCGGCCGTGTTTTCAGAGAATAGTCATGGCTCCAACCCGCAGGCCATGCAAACCCAGTGTGTCTCGAGCCACTTTGAACTTTCTCGTCCTCGGCCGCGGGGTCGGCCTCGCTGGTGTCTCAAGGTGGAGTCGAACCACCGACGCAGGGATTTTCAGTCCCTCGCTCTACCTCCTGAGCTATCGAGGCAAATATGGGGCGTTCGCCCCTTGGTACCGGCTGTGGGACTCAAACCCACGACCGATGGTTTAGAAGACCATTGCTCTGTTCAACTGAGCTAAGCCGGCATGGAGAGATTAAACGGCAACGCCGGCTCTCCTTGCCACCTTGAGCAATGTCTTAGGGGAAGTTGTGTCCTCCGCCACCAAATGACAAGGCTTACCGATTAAGGTAAACAGGCCCAGTAAAGAGCGGCAGTCAACCATAATCATGCCATCAGTGGAGTGTGCCCAAAGCACATCGGGAGTTTTACACGCTACGGCGCTCAACTTCTCTGCGTCCTCAGTGGACTTGATATTGATGTCAAGTGTCATTTCTATCTACCTCCTTTCGGAACTATTTGGTGGACGCATAGCCCAGATTTGAACTGGGGATGCAGGTTTTGCAGACCTGTGCCTTAACCAGACTTGGCGACTATGCGATATTGGCGAGCAGTAATCAAGATAACCAATCTATTAAAAAGGAACTGCCTATGCCAATGAAAAGTCGCGAGTAGTAGAAACTTGTTTTTTAAGAACAATTTGAAAAGGAACTGCTTATGCGACAATGGTGATGCCACGGGGACTTGAACCCCGAATCTCCAGCTTGAGAGGCTGGCGTGTTAGACCAGTTCCACTATGGCACCATATAAATCGACAACACTTCCATTCGGGTTCGGCTCCCGCACTACCTATCGCTTACCCGAACTGGCACCCTAAACGTGTCCAGCCGACGATATTTATTTCTAATCCGAACTTTTCCTTTGCAAATTAAGCGGGACATTGCAGGCTTATCCACTACGCCGCCCTGCACGGGGAAGATTAGACAGGTAACTCCAACAACCTTGTCTTTAATTGTCTGGCCGCTTCAGTCACAATCTCTCCGTGTTGGTTATGGGAAATTGTGTTCACCCTCGGGACGCGAACCCACGGCTTGTTGGAGGGCGCCCGCCTTTCGGCGGGGACTTGAAAGTGTACTTTTCAAAAAAATGAATGGAGGTGGCCCCTTTCGGGGTGGAGCTGGTGACAGGACTCGAACCTGCAACCTGATGATTACAAGGCACCTGCTCTACCAATTAGAGCTACACCAGCATATAGAAGGCCGCCACTGTTCTAACCACTTAAACTACCGGCCCCAACTGGGGCCAGGCGGGATTCGAACCCAGCATCTTTGGCCGCCGGTGCACAGAGTCCGATTGTAACGGAAGCGAACTCTCGAAGCAAACCGCCGCTTTCTATCACCCCTGATTGTGGGGCCGCGCACTCAGCTTTATCCGCGGTAACTGTATGCGCTGTATGTCAGATTTTTTACGCCCATGTGCTGAGGGCGCCGGCAGTCGTAGGGGCATTCCATTCTGACGACCCGTGTTTGCCGTGGTGCTCTTTGAACTGGCCTTACCCAGAGAGAACGCGCATCGGCACACCAAACCTTCGAAGCAGTTCTCTTTTGTGAACCTGCCTATTTCCTGACCCGACAGCGGGGGCAATTAGCGACTCGTTCTTTGGCCTGGCTGCCGCTTCCACCAGTTTGTTTATAAAAGGCTTAGTCTACTTTCGCCTTTGGGCAAGTGCCTCACCCTTCTGTGCGCGTTCAGAAAAAGGATGCCCATGTAGATTGGCACTGGTGACGAATGCTGGGATCGAACCAGCGACCTCTCGCTTATCAGGCGAGTGCTCTAACCAGCTGAGCTAATCCGCCATTTCCTACTTTCTGTAATTATTATAACACAAAAATTTTTTTGTGTCAACCTGACGCTCAACTCTCAAGTATGTTTCATAGGTCTTATCCCCTCTCTCATTTTCTATAATAATTATACCACAAAAATTTTTTTGTGTCAAATAGCGGGAAGTAAGAACCCCTATATGGTGGTGGAGTTGCAAAGGAACTTCCTATGCTATCGGAGTGGTGCTCCCTATGGGACTCGAACCCATAACTTACAGTACCTAAAGCTGTCGCGTCTGCCAGTTGCGCCAAAGGAGCATGGCGGCGAGGGAGGGACTCGAACCCACAAGCCGCTCATCACGACCGACAGTTTTCAAGACTGCTCCCCGCACCTACTGGGGTCAACCTCGCCTTATGTAATGATTGGCTGGCCAAGGATACAAAAACAAATCCCTGAGCCGCCATTGGATGGATGCTGAGGACAACCACGACAGGACTCAGGGACTTTGTTTAGGTCAATACCGAAAAGGTTTCCATTGGGAGTTTCCAATGGTTTAAGGTACTCACGGTATTGCTTCAACTCTTTAAGCCACTCGGCCAACTGTCGGTGCTGTTCGGCGCATTCATCGCATGACAAGGAAGCTCGCTCTTCAGCGTGCTTGATTGCTTCATCCAGCGTCATAAGGGACGATGTATTAAAGTCTGCCATGCGATTACCTCCTTAAAATTATTTATGGTGGAACTGATCGGACTTGAACCGACGACCCCCTGCTTGCAAGGCAGGTGCTCTCCCAACTGAGCTACAATCCCATGAGGGGGACGACAATGTCCCCAGGCTTTTATTTATACTCGCAGTCGACGAGTATGGCTGGCATGGTGGGACTCGAACCCACAACCCCTCGGTTAACAGCCGAGTGCTAACTACCAATTGAGCTACACGCCAATATCCACAGGAGAGGGACGATGGCAGTCGTCTATCTCCCCATTTCTTTAGGCTCTGCCAAGCCGCAAAATGTACCTTTTGTTTTAAGCAAAAGGGTTGGTCGAAGTGACAGGACTTGAACCTGCGGCCTCTTGACCCCCAGTCAAGCGTTCTACCAGCTGAACTACACCTCGATGTGGTCCGAGTGGCGGGACTCAAACCCACGGCATCGTGGTCCCAAACCACGCGCTCTATCAGCTGAGCTACACCCGGATATTGCCGGAGTTTATATTTAAGAGAAACCCCCGGCTTAAACCTCTCCGCAAAGGTTTATCCTACGAACTCTCGGATAATGCCATTATCCAGCCGCACAACGGCAGGTGGCGTATCCGGCCGATGAACCAGCTTGCACTGGCGCAGGGCGCGAATCTTATCCATCCAGATAAGGGTTCCGTCGCCGCCATCAATGTCGAAGTGAATGTCGAAGAAGAACTCGCGGTCATTGGGGTCAATCTGATGGATGCGCCCCATACCATACTTCGGATGACGGACAACATCTCCAATCTGGAGAGTCTTACGCTTACTCATGTGAACTCCTTTCACTAATGGGTGGGTAGGTGTGTATCCTCTGCGTTTTCACGGGCTTGGAACCGTTCCTTTCGGAGCCGCATTATACACTTGGGGCGGATTATCCGCCGCTTGGGTATTGTCAGATTACTTCTGACTGACGATAGGCTCTTCATCGCCAAAGATGAAATCATCAATGTCTTGGTGGTTCCAAGGGAGCTCGAAGTACAACAGCATTTTCATGCCTCCTTTCTTATTTGGGATGATGGTATCTCGACAGGGACTCGAACCCCGACTTGCGCCGTGACTGACCAATTACACCATCGAGATATACAGGGCTGCGCTTTTGATGTTCCAAAGGAAAAGGAGTGCGCGTGCCATTTCATCTCCTTATGGGTGCAGAGGTGGGATTCGAACCCACGATTTCGACCTTATGAGGGTCGCGAGATAGGCCACTTCTCTACTCTGCGATATTGAATGGGGCGGCTCGACACGCAACTCCGAGCGCATTAAGGCGTGGTTTGTCTTATCGACCTCTAACGCCACCCTCATTTTCTGTAAATATTATACCACAAAAATTTTTTTAAGTCAACCTGTCGAATCCACGAAACTGTTTTCCTTGATATGGCAACTCAGGACAAGACATTCCATGCCGCCACATCCACTCTTGAAGGATAATGCGCTCAGAACATGGGTTTTGCGGTGCCTCGTGCACCATCAATACAATGATAGGCGGGCCTTCGAAATGGTTACACTCACGGACTTGGTCTTTGATACGAGCGCATCGAGCAATGAAATCCATGAAGTCAACCTTCTCAAGCTGACGGCGATATGCGTCGAGGAAGTTACAGGTGTCGGGCGTGTAAGGACAAGCGAAGCCGCCGCAACAAAGATTGGCACAAGACTTATCTGGATGTAGCATCTCAGCGCGCAAGCCATTGCATACTTTGTTATTATCAAAGTACACAAAGTTCTTGTCGCGACCTGCGTGATACCATGCGGGATCGCCGCACGCAGTTGACAGTGGAATCATATTTGGTGTGAAATTGCGGATTTGGTAGAAGTATGAAGTATAGAAGTCCATCTTGGGTCCTCCTTTTATGGCAGGGGTAGAGAGATTCGAACTCCCAGTCATGGTTTTGGAGACCATTGGTTTAGCCATTAACCGATACCCCTGTATCTGGGGCGGCGTCCCGCCCCTTTAGCCAGATTACTTGGGAGCCATTCTCCACTGTCGGGCGAACCTGGCAAGCCTTTTGTTCCCTACTTATAGCTGAATGGCAAGCACCCTAAGAGGGCCAGGCCTGCGCGGTCTTTGTTTATTTGTCCCACGCAGAATTTTTGCAGACCGCGTCACTTGCACTTCAACACGATGAGCCTCCTTAAAGTGCCGTAAAAACTGGCCAGAGTTCAACGCGCGGCAGTAAACCGGTTGGTGCAGAAGAGCAGACTTGAACTGCTGACCTCTCGCTTATCAGGCGAGTGCTCTAACCAACTGAGCTACTCCTGCATATAATACCCTGGTTGCCAATCCTTCTCTGGTACTTAGACCTCTGGAGCGGCCGGGTCAGCCACAAGAGTTTCTTTTTAAGGGAAACTACATAAAGACCTCCCCGTCTGTCGTTAGGGGTCACGCTGAGGTTTCCAGGCACGAGGTACTCAGTACATACCCTGCTATCTCGTGGCAACCGCCGGATTAGAAACCGGGTCTGTCCGTCTTTCCTTAAGAGGGGCGCGGGCTTTCCCCTATGGACCGATAGACGGGACCCGAACCCGCAACCTCCTGCATGGCAAGCAGGTGCTCTACCGGATATTAGGGAGAGGAGAGGTGCTCTCCTCTCACCTTGTATATATATTATATCACAAAAATTTTTTTAGGTCAAATAGGGAAGTTCCATATAGATGTCGCTTGGCACATTGTCCGCCCACACATAATTATTTTCCAGAATGTAGTTATTATAAGTGGACGCCGTACGGTTGGCGCGCATCTTAGCCTGGGCCGCCCAATCCTGCTCCTCTTCGTCGTCAGAGTCTTTGTACTGCTCATACATCAGCCGGTCGGCTTCATATGTAGCAATCATGGCTCGGCAGGTATCTTCGACCTTCTTGATGGTGTCATAGTTCGTGCGATCATCTACCTCTTGAACTTCGTGAAACCAAGAGTTCCACACGCCACGGCCGGCAGGTGTTACACCGAAAAAGACTGCGGCCGCGATTGCCAGGGTACAGATGACAGCAATGATGACGGTTCCGATTTTACTCATTTCCTTCACCACCAATCACAATGGTCGGCGTAGCGATCTCGAAGGGAATATCGGAATACAGGTAGGTTCCGTTCCACTCCATATATTTGCCGTCCGTGGTAAAGAAGAAAATGCCGCCGTCGTTCTCGCCGAAGGAGCCGTCCACATCGGGAAGCCACTCATTGGTGTAGTTGGGAGACTCATAGTTCTCGCTGTCCGGCGACAGGAAAGAGTTGAGGGAAGAAATCTTGCCGTCAACGGTAAAGCGCCCAACAACAGCGTTATTGGTAAAGAGAACGATGTAAGAGAGAGGTTTATTAACCTCACAAGGCAGGTTGACTGCTTTCTCTCGCTGGCCGTTTACCCAGTAGGCTCGCCGGATAAGGTTGTATCTCTCAAGAGAATACTCCAAATCCGTCGGAGTCGGCTGGTTCTTCATCAGCGTATTGCCAGCCTCATAGGTGTTATGGATTTCCTGGTCTTGGCCATTCATTTCGTCGCACGCCGTAAGGGACAGACACAGAACTCCGGCGCAAGCCAGTGCCGCAATACGCTTACCAAATTTCATTTACATTCTCCTTCTTATCAAAAGATTATGGACCGGCTGACGGGACTTGAACCCGCAGTCCCCTGCTTGGAAGGCAGGTGCGTTAGCCAATTACGCTACAACCGGATGTAGTAGTTTCCCGTCTTTGTAATCTTGGAGGCACTACCAAGCCCCAACGCGTCGTGCAAGTTCCAGCATTCTTTACCCAAATGGAACTAAGCTCAAATCCAAGGGTCGCTTTACGAACTGTTCGGTTCCTTTCCACCGGCCTTACAAAGCAATAACGAGGGCACAAGTCAGACGGTTACAACGATGCTGATACCGACAAGAGCCGCGGTCATGCGAGCTTGACTTTGGGGGCCTCGTGCACAGGCACTCCTACTCATTCAATCGCATCCAACCAATGGTGACTCATCGGGGGTTCGAACCCCGGCAACCCGCCTTAAAAGGGCGGTGCTCTACCAGCTGAGCTAATGAGTCATAGAATAGCCGTATTTGTTTCCGACGGCTACGGAAAGGAACGCAGTATTTATCTGGCGCGCTACGCTCTCGTACACGCGCGACCGACAGGGTTGACCGCACTGTCGTCTACGGTTACTCTTCCGGCCAAATGTCCTCAGAGTAGAGGGCGCGGTCAGAAGTGTCATGGGTGAGTTGACCGCATCTCAAGGCCTCGTACTTGGCGTCGTAGCGGTCAAGGAACCTATCCATTTCGTCGAGGAAGCCTTCAACGATGTCGGGGGACTGGAAGTAGGAGTGGCCGAAGTGCTCCTGAATTGTTTCATAACAATCAGGATGCCGCGGGCCAGCCACAATGATGGGATAGTCAGTGCCAAACGGCACGAACTTTACAGCGGAACACTTAATCATCTACCACCACTCCTCTCTTATTCAGTCCATAAACCAATGCGGTTCCCCAACGCTCGTCCTCGATATAGAAGAAATCGCTGGGCTTCTCACAATCGTGGCACTCGGCGTAATCCTGAGCCATTAGCTCGAGCACTTGCCCGAACCGGAGGTCGGTGCCGACGGTCATCCAGTAAGTCTGGAATAACCCAGTCAGATTGGGAATACGATTTGGATTTCTCACTTTCTATATATATTATACTACAAAAATTTTTTTGTGTCAAGTGAGGGGAGGAGTTATTGATTACAGCCGAGCGAGCAGGCCGGCCAGGTCAGTCTCGTTGGCCGCCTGAGCCGCCGCAATCTCGTCGATATTGGCCTCGGTGCGAGTGATGGCCGCACGGGTCTTATCCATCTCGTCCGCCAGGTACTCCAGGTAATCGTACTTCTTGGTGAGCTGGGCCTCAGCGAAAGCCTTGCGCCGCTTCAGGATCTTCTTCTCCAGCCGCAGACCAGCGAGAGTCTCGCCGTCGTCGACAGAAGGAGTATCGTTGGGCGCGCACTTGGCGGTTGCGCATACTGTCTCACCATGATACTGTCCGAGGGCAATCACCTTGTGAATACCGTCGCGACCAGTAGTGTGGATGAAGCGAGTCTCTGCCTTAGTCATTTGTCATACACTCCTTTTATCATCAGATTTCAGATAATATAGCAGAAGAGGGTTAAGCGTATAACCTCTTACAAAATTGGGAAAATGTAAAGTAAAAGGTCTTTCCTCATCTTCAAAATAAAGCTCCAGATCTTGCAGATAAAATACTTTATCACCTACATGAACGGGGTATTTTTCAGAATCAAAAACTACTTTTCTTACGCCATCTATCTGATATTTATTTCTTCTTTTTGCAACTGCTGGATAATTTACTATGTGACCATCTTCACACTTTGCAAGAGAAATACCAAACAAATGGTCTTTAAGAGCTTGCATATCTCCCATGCATTGATTGCCACGGAAATCTGTAAACCCAAACATTGAAGGTGTTACAGAAATATAATCCGAAGTCTTAAAGCCGTCATCATCCAGCTTTACTGCCCCAATCCAAATTCCACCTTTAGGGAAACTTAGATTGAGATATTCAGGGTTCTAAAAAGTTTTCTGAGACATAATAATCCCTCCTGTGGTAAAAGTGGTAATTCGCGGGTGTTAGCCGCTCATGGTGGTTCCTGGGGGACTCGAACCCGCGACCTTCCGGTTATGAGCCGGCGGCTCTCACCAACTGAGCTAAGGAACCATCTGGCAGCCCTGGTTGGAGTCGAACCAACGATGTAAGAGTCAAAGTCTTATGCCTTCAACCGTTTGGCGACAGGGCTATATTAGGCGCCGAGTACCGGCGCCGTGCGCGTCAATACAGTGACCACCAATAATCAAACAGACGATTGGAAAGGTTGCCCTTGCCAAAAGTATGTTTAGACCGACGCACTTTGCGGTGGGACTGGTTCTTGAGAAAGCGTTTTCTGGACATGGAGCATCGACCGTCCTTCCCCGCGACATGGGAGTCTTCCATCTCGAAGATCATCATATCGCATAAAATGCTTTCCTTTACATCTTGAGCAAAGGCAGACAACATGGCATTGATGGTCAGTAAAAAGTTTGCTTGGATACTCGTCACTGATAACTGTTAAATCGCCGTAAGTTTGGCCCTTAACAATTTTCTCAGGCTCTCTGTTGATTTCCTTTCGGATTGTCTTGAAATTCTGAGAAGAGTAGTAACATTTTCCAAGTCCTTTGCAACCTTTGCACTTCTGCAAAATCTGAACTTCGCTGTCAATCCAGCGACGGACATTGCTATTTTCAAAAGCATATGTCGCGCCACAGTTATCATTGGTGCAAAGATAATGGCTATTTTTGCCACCTAAACCATTGAATACGCTTTCCGCACAATTCCAATGTTCAAGGATACGCCAACCATTTGCGAATACTGTTCCTACTGGAAGTGGTTTCATACTATCACATCCTTTAATGGTGGGCCAGGTAGGAGTCGAACCTACTGAGGTGTGAACCAACGGATTTACAGTCCGCGCCGCTTCCTGATACGGTATACTGACCCATATAGAGGCGGGTATTAAGCCACCCGCCCGGGCTTTAGTCGACGGCCTCTTCCTCGATGCGGATAAAGACACGGTCGGGCGCCTGGGATTCGTCAACCCCTAGAACCTTGTTGTCCTGAAGATAGTCGATGGAGAGGATGCCATTGATGTCGCCCTCGTAAAGAGTGCGGTTGTCATCGGGAACATCGTCCACCACATAGGTTGCCCTGGGATACTTTGCACGCATCTGGCGAAGAACCTCATTCAAAGATTGAGTCATTGGTATCTCCTCCTTTGATTGTATAAATATTATATCACAAAAATTTTTTTGTGTCAACCTACATCGTAAGCCTTGCAAAGTAGGCGGTATGCGAGGTCATCCAGAAAGGCTCTCACTTCAACGCTGCGCTTGGCGGCAAGGTCGCGCTCAGCTGCGGTGCCGTAAACCTGGCGAGCTTCCTCAAGAACGCCGTCCACGAGTTTCATATACTCCTCACGCAAATTTTTTGCGACCTCATAGGACTGGGGGCCAGTCTTAAAGGACATGAGATAATCTCTCATAAGCATACCGGGATTGAGCGCAAAAGCAAAGTCGTTGAAGCGCATATAATCCTTCATGAAGTAGTAGAGCCGCGCAAGGTGATGCAGCTGCTTGGGGTCATAACCATATGTCGCAAGGACTTTCTTCTTGCTCTCAAAGGGTTTGTCGAAGGCCACATATTTCTGCCGCGCCATACCAGCAGCCATCTCCATGAGCCGCAGAGGATCACGGTTGGCCACCATATCACGATGGTCGCGCAGCTCCTTGGCCTCAGCCAAATAGTCGGCGCCAATGGAGAAATAGTCGGTATAGAGAACTTCAACAAAGTTGATATTGCCCTTGAAGAAGTTGTCGAACATGGCGCGTACATCCTTCACATTACAAAGGGCGCCGTAAGAATCGGCAAGGTCAGTGGATACCATCTTGCGGCCCAGCACAACATCCCTGAAGGGCGGCAGCACCATGCACTTAGTATCCACATCGCTGTCATCAGTATTGAGGCCGTAGTTCTGAGAACCATACAGGCCGCAGTAGAAGACAGCGTGGTTAGTAAAATGGTTGGCAACCAACTCGACGTGCTCTTTCACTCTATTTTTAAGGAACTTCACATCCTGCATATTCATCCCTCACTTTCTATATATATTATATCATAAAAATTTTTTTGTGTCAAATAAAAACCGCCCCTCAAAGAGGGGCGGTAGGTTAATCGGTGATTAGATTGATAAAGCTGCCGAGGACTTTGGCAGCAATGCCCAGCGAAGCAAATACGATAGTCCATGTGGGCGCACCCACATAAACCGCAATACCGATAACCGCGATGCCGATGAGCATATTAGACCTCCATGACCGTCATGTATCCGAAACGGATCGCCGCCCAGCTATCTCCGTCCTCGCTGTTATCAGAGAATACAGCGATGTCGCCGTTCAGACCAATGGTGATGTCCTCATAGGCGAGCACATCCATGAGATAGTCCTGCAGAGCGTCAAGCTCTTCGTCGGTCGGCTGCAGATCGGTATTGACCTCACCCATCTCAAGGTCGGTATCGCAGAGGGTACAGTCCTCGAAGTTATAGCGGAAATCCTTGCCGGAGGCGCGAACCTCCAACGCCAGATTGAAAGTATCCAATTCACCCACGACGCGCACAGTCGCCAGGGAAAAATTGCGAAGAATCATATTAAATATCCTCCTTCATGTATTGTTTGCGGTAATAGTTCTTCATGGCGTAGCCAGGCTCGCCGGTTACTTCAGTGCAGTTGGCCAGATAGTCGATGGGCACCCATGCAGCTGCTGCTTCCTCAGAGGGGAACTCAACCTCAGCGTACCACCACTTGTCGTCAACGCAGTTGACTTCGAGAGTAAGGCCGTCATTCATGGGGAACTCATACCAGTCCTTGTGGTAGACGCCGCCGGGCGCTCGCGCGACGAGATCCCAATACTCCTTGGGAGTAAGGAAGCCCTCATGCTCGACGCGGTTCAGGCCGTTACCTGCTTTGAATGTCCACTTATACTTGGGCGTACCATAGATGGGGCCGTTCATACCGTTCACCACTTTGATGCGGCGGCTGATACGAAGCTCGGCATCATCGTTGGCGAACAGATAGAAGGACTCTACAATACGATGCTTGCGCGGCGCATAGCCTTCAGGTAGGCCAGAGACCAGCCACTTACGCTCGATTTCGATTCCGTTTGCGCTCATACTTCCTCCTCAGTCCAGGCAGTTCTCAATGTCCTTCGCCCAGAACTCGATGTTGCTCACCTCGTCGGGGAGCCGCAGAGTCAGGACAATCTTCATAGTATCGTCGAACATATAGACGATGGACAGCTGCGCATCAACGCCGTCAGGGTTCTCGGCCAGAGCGTAGCGCATATGCCGCATAATGTCATCCAAGCTGGCCTGGCTCTGGTCGATATACTTGTTGGAAACGCTGTCCATGTAGAGATAAAGGTCATTGCTGTGGTCGTTCTTGAAGTACAGGGTGGCGTTATTGTCAACCTTGGTCAGGCTGAAGTCGAAATCCGTAAACTTCATTAAAATCCCTCCATTTTCATTTGAATATATTCGGGTTCTTGATCGGCTTGCAGGTATTCGCCCTTAATCCCCAGTATGTCAGTCTTGAATACATAGAAATCATTGGGCTGGCGGCGCAGGATCTTACGCATCTGGCCGAGTACCTGCTGCAAAGTGTCGAGTGACTTTTTATTTTTGTCGCACCAGTCGGCCCAGAGAGTAGTAACCTCAAGTTCTTGCTTGGCGCCCCGTCTGTCCACGCGTAACTCGTGGAGCTTCCATTTGACAGTCTCCGCATCTAATTGCTTTGGTGCAAGCTCCAAGGCGTGCAGCAAGTCTTGAATGGCAGAGTTGGGGTATTGCTCTGCCTCTGTCGCTCTCTCAAGGTCACTCTTGGCTTCGCGGCAAATGTTGAAAAATTGGGTTATGAATTGCTCAAGTTCTGCTGCTTTCATATTACATCTCCCTCAGACTATCCAGACCAAGGTTGATGAAGGTCAGAACCACCAGCAGATATGCACAGCCGATACTAATATTGTTAGCAAAAGGCTGGCCATTGGAAACATTGATGCAGCCAAAGATGAAATTGATCAGCCACAGGCCGGCAAGGAAAAAATCACATACTACCATTGCCACTCTCATTGCGCCATACTCCTTTCTTAATAAAATCCGCTTTGACGATTTCGTAGATGTTGTCCAGTGCCACAGGAGTGAAGTTGGTTACATCCACGGAAAGGTTGAAGGTATGGGTGAGCGTATTGTAGAACGGCTCGTGGTTATGCACATGGCCGTGGCACAATACCACTTCGGAATTGTCCCGCACAACCATGTCGTAGAACGCCTCGTTCTCCAGCGGGAAATGGCACATCACAAAGTACAGCCCCTTGTATGGCAGGTAGGCAACATCGTGAACAGTAATCTTCTCAGGATACTGCTCATAGATGGCGAGCTTACGCAGCGTATCGTGATTGCCGCGCACCAGATGAATGTGGCCGTTGAGCCGATGGAGAATGGATGCAGTATTGTCGGCCAGGCCCATAATGAAATCGCCCAGATGGTATACAGTGTCCTCGGGCTTAACGACGCTGTTCCAGTTGGCGATGAGTGTCTGGTTCATGTCGTTGTAGTCAAGGAAAGGCCGGTCGCAATACTTGATGATGTTATCGTTATTGAAGTGGGTATCAGAAGTCAGAAAGATACTCATTTAATCACTCCTTTCATGCGAAGATCGTGTTCGGTATGGGCGCGCCGCAAGATGTCATTGAACTCAACAACATCGTTGGTGGGCATCTTGTCGAGGAGCAGCTCATAGATAATCTTAGACAGGCCGCAGTTGTCATGGTTCTTCTCAGGCTTGGGGTAAACTATGTCGGAGGCCGTCCAAACTTGCTCACCGTTGACCCAGATGGAATAGTCCGTAAAAGAGGCGCCTCCACAGGGGTGATGGCAGCAAGAAAGGTCTTTGCGGGTTACGATGACACAGGTCTGGCGGTCATCAAGAATCATGGCGGCTCCTTTCCAGCGGTTTGGTAATGTCTACAAGGACGGCTCCATTGCATATGGACTCAAGTATGAAATCGTAGGTGTCCTTGGCTTTCTCGGGCCGCACGCCAACTTTTGAGCCCCGAACCTTTATCGTAGGTCATCGAGTTAATATGCTCGATGTCTGGATGTACATTACTCATTCGCCTCCTTAGCGGCGCGCAGAATGTCTCGCCAGTGTCCTCCATACGAGAGACCAGCGCATCAATAATGATGTCCTGAAGTGCGACGATGTGGGAGTGCGCCTTGACGTCGCTCTCAACCCAGAGGCACTCGCTGACCTGATGATAGTGGCAAATCTGGTTAAGACCATGGAAGCTGTACTTCTTGTGGCGGGCCTCAACAGAACTCACGATGAAGTAGCGAGTATTCTCGCCATCCTTTACACGCAAAGTCATAGTTTTTATCCCCTTTCTCACTTTCTATAATTATTATATCACAAAAATATTTTTATGTCAAGAAAAGGCCACCCTTAAAGGGTGGCCTTGGTAAGGTCGATGGTGGCTTCATCTTTGATGTTCTTGAAAAGGTAGTCAAGAGCCTTTTCTGCCTTGTCATGGCCGCTGAATACCTCGTCATCCTGATATTCTGTCAGAAGAGTAGGCTGCGGCAAGCCGAGCTGGGTTGCAAAGACGCCCCACTTGTTTGGCGCGACATTGGTCATACGGATGAAGAAGTAGCCGTCGCAGGGGTAGATTGCGTCTTCTGTTTTAACAAATACCGTCATGCTATCACCCCCTTAATACAAATCATTGATGGTATGGCGGCAGATGATCATAGGGAGCCGCATATCGAGAGTGTATGCCTGCTGGCGCACGACGGCCATATTGAGCAGATAGGATTTTGCCATAGAGAGCATGGCCTCCTCGGGTACGCACTCAAAGCCGGTGCGCTAAGCATTGCGCTTAAGGCAAACGGCGAGCGGCGTGCAGACCTGCTCGAAGATAATCATGTTGAAGGTGGTATAGAGTGACAGAAGCGAGTTGAGACCCTTCAACAGTTTATGCGCAGAGCCGTTGGACAAAGTGGTCTGGTCAATCCAAAGGTCAACGCCGCGACCAGCCGCATCAATGGCCGCATAGCGGCAGGCGTCCAGGAAGTAACCATACTCCTCGTCCGCAGAACAGGGGAAGTATTTGTCAGAATGAAACCGCTCACGAAGGGCGGCGCGCACTTCATCGCGATGAACCACGCGGTCATCGGCGAAGGCCCATTTTGAAATGTATGTGGTCTTGCCGCTGGCCGGCAAGCCGCACATAATGTGCAGATTAGACATCGTGCACCTCCTTGTTTTCCCAGATGTAGTTGAATGCCGACATAAGGATTTCCTGAGGCGGCTTGTTGTAGGCTGCCGAATGCGGCCTCGGCGTCCAGCGCGCGGATATGGAAATCGTAGTTGCGATGCGACAGGATGAACTTGAAGTCTTTGAATTGCTGAAAGTCAGTATGATACCGGCTCTCGTCCGCGTAATCAACGCGAATAACTCTGATAGTGGGCATCATGCGTTGTCCTCCAATTCACTCCAGATGTTCTTGAATACGGTGATGTAATCGCCGTTGGCGTCCATGCGCCAGATGCGCTCCAGCTCGGCGGCGGTGTTTTCGTCCAGCTCGGACTCGTCGAAATACAGATACTCGAGGTCGGGCTTCTCGGTGGTGATCTTGTGAAGAGCGCCACTCTGGGAGAGTGCGGTCAGAAAGCCGTTCTCAGACAGGAAGAACCAGGCGCCAGAAGGCGGAAAGATGGAATAGCCATTGCCATTGATAACGAGCAGCTTCATATTAGATACCCTCCCCAATCAGATAGTCCCACAGCCGATCAAAAGCGGCGCGGCGCGTGGTCTGGTCTTTGCAGTCCATCATCAGCTCGACATAAGCCTGAATAGTGTCGTCCTCCATGCCGTAGTCCATATACTGGAGGTTGTACTCGGCGGTGTGCGGCTTGCAGAGCATAGCGATGAACGGCTGCTCAGCGTACTCGTGCTGAACGAGAGAGTTGACGCGGACAATGTATTTAGGCTCACAGTCGTAGGAACCAACATAGATAACTCTAATCATATTTTTAACCCCTTTCTCACTTTCTGTATATATTATATCATAAAAATTTTTTTATGTCAAGAAAGCCCCTCTCGTAAGAGAGGGGCTGAGAGTTAGGACTTTACCTTGGGGTCATACTCACGGAGAGTCTCTGCCAACACACGGAAGAGCGCTTCGTAGGCATCGTTCTCCTTCTGAAGAGCGGCGTTCTTCTCCGCCATAGTGGACTGGTCATACAGACTGGCGATCTGCGCATAGGCATCGGCCAGGAGGCCGAGAGGAGTGGTCATCTTGGGCGGCTCAGCGCGCTGAAGATTGTCGTAAAGCTCCTTGGCCTTGCTGTCGCTGAGGATCTTGGCATTGCGCTCACGCAGCTCGGCGACAGTCTCCTGAAGGTTAATGATGGCGACGCGCTGCTCGCTGCCGGTTTTATGGAAAGCCTCCTTGATGCGAGCGATCTCCTGGTTCTTTCTCTGGACGGTCTGGGTCAGATCGCGGATTTGACTCTGAAGATTGGCGATAGTGGAGCGCTCCTGGTCATGTGTCTTGGTGCGGATAGACTGGCCGGCGAGCAGGGTGTTCATATACTTCTGGCGCCAGTATTCAGCCTCAGGGCTGAGGGTCTCCGCCTTAGTATTGGGCTTGGCCTGAGCAACGAACACCTGGGCGCTGGGCATAATCTCCTGGAAAGCAGAAACCAGTTCGGAAATGGCCTTATCGAGTTCGGACATATAAATTTCCTCCTTTGAAAATTGGAAAAATTTGGAAGCCCGCTTAGTGGACTCCTTTGATAACATGATTGGTAACACTCTCGGGCGGCACGCAATAATCGTCGTCGATCTGCTCCCAGTTGAGTTCGAGATTGACCATAGACTCGATTGGGAAATACAGAATGTCGTCGTTCTGAAGGACTGTGAGATATTGCATGGCGGCCAAGTGATTTTCTTGAGTCGGCTCAAGTTTAGCGAGGAATGAGATGGCGTCGCGCGGTGTCCATTTGCGGTCGCAGTAGTCATCGTTAATACGATAGTTGACGCGCATCTTTGTAAAGAACTGGCCGACGGCTGTGTTATTGATGTCTGTGACGCCGCACGCCGCAGGGTTGAGCGCCAGACTGTCGCCTGTTTGTGTATTCTTCGCTGTTGCAATGAGGTTGAGCAGCAAGAAGAAGTCACGAGGTGAGAGTGTAATGAGGTGTGACAGCTTGGGCAGGCGCACATGGGTGCGAGTGACAGTTTGGATTTTGCCTTCGGCGCCGCGTGTTGAGTAGAGATAAAAACCTTCATTGCCGAGCGGCAGTACATCCATAAAGTCGCCGATGCGCAGGGCGGTAATGATTTTTGCGATTGTCTCGGGCAGCCCTTTGCGCTCTTGTTCGGCGGTCATGAAGAAGATTTCACGGGGGTCATGTTCATCTGGGGCGTGGACACAAACTGCGTTCTACCGCATCCAAGCCTGATATTGCTGATAGATTGGGGACAAGTCCTCAAACTTAATCTTTCTACGATAAAAAGGCAAGTTTTACTCCTCCTTTAGAAATTGTAAGATGTAATGCGTATTGTGTCCGCCGCCAAGTTTTACTAAAAAACCATTACGGACAGCGGCAGCTTTACAAGAATCGGTAATACCGTAGGCGGCTAATTCAGCGCCTGTGTATTCCTTATTTGGGTCAGCGCCACTAAGTTTTTGCTATAAAGTTGAAAGATTTGCATTTTGGTTATTCGATTTATTATGATTTATTTGTTTTACTGTTGAATCGCCGGAGAATTTGAACTAGTTCCATTTTAATGTGTCTTCAAATGGAAGTACGCAGTTTTCAGGCTCACTAATAACAGGGAAAGGCACTGGAGTCCCAAAGCCATCAAGACATTTTCCGCAGTATACGCGAACATAGTTTTCAACTACTTGTTTATAGGCACCTGGTACCGAACAATACCAGCCCTAACAGTAGAAGAAGTTGGTCATGCCTATTTTGACTAATTCTTCGACGCCGGGCCGCACGCCACTCAAGGATTTGGAAACGACTTCATTGTAGATTGTTTGACAAGCATAGATGAGCCGCTCTTGAAATGTGAAGGGGTAATCTATTTCAAGATGTATGCCTTCATCAGTCTTAGTTAAGCGATGCATCGAGGCGCCTTCCATTTTAAGGTTGGCGCCCGGCGCAGGTCCAAACTCAAGAGCGAGCGCAGTCGCAAGTTCAAAGTCGTATCCAGTCGCCCAAAGAGCGCCAGTATAATCAACTCGCACTCTAAAGGGAGCATCAATGTCTTGCATTAAGCCGCGATAGTATGGCGTGATGGCCTTTGTGCGTGGAGTGATTAGCGGCTTGACGAGATGAAGTTGGACGGCTTTGATTATGCGATTACGACTTGTCATTCCAATTTTGAAGAAGGCGTCTGGCGATTTCTCAAGACGACCGTAACTTCTTTTGTAGATTGCTGGAGCAACCGTTTTAAGAAAGTTGCCGCTTGAGTATTCATTCCCTTTCGTGTCGCGCATCTTGTCGGTTTGGCCGATTTGAGTGTAAGTCTCGCCGTCAATTTCAACAACTGACGGCGTAAATGGCTTTGGATTTATTGCCTCGTCGAGAGTATTTGAGAGCCTTTGTACTGCCTCTTCTGGAGTTTGGGAGAACTATGCTTTGTTTTCCAATTAGGCCCTCCTCTCCTATGAGGTTAGTAAGGTTTCGGTGTGGTATTTTGCCAGATTATGAGGTGTCAAGGCATATTGTATATCAATTATTTTTGGGGGCCTAGACATTACTCATTTGTAAAGAGGAGTTGTGGCTTCTCTCGGCCCTCGTTCCTCCTCTTGGCCCCCGATTTTACATATTATTATTATTATTATTACTAAAATTTGGGGGCCGAGAGGAGCCACAACTCCTCAATCGTTCTATACAAAATATCACATTTTCAAGGTACAAATGAGGAAATTTTGTCTCATTTCCTATTTCTAATTATATTATATCATAAAAATTTTTTTAAGTCAACTTTCTGCTGAAATATGCCATTTTTTCGCATTTTTGACGATTTTCAACGATTTTTGGCCATTTTTGCGCCATTTTTAGCCAATTTTGATCAATTTTTGACGATTTTGAGCCATTTTTGTTCATTTTTGCGCTTCTTGGGCCGCGATTTTAATCCTTTTGCGGCGATTTTTCAAAAAATTTTCAAAAATTTTTCAGAATTTCACCCTTCATTCGGTCGTTATTGGTGTTACAAACCAGTTTATTTCCAGCGACAGGCAGCAAATCAAATCGTGGAGCAAATATAATCAATTTTTCTTCTGGGGATAGGTATTAATTGCTCCGATTTAGCCACATTTTCAATGCGGCGCCGGCATTTAAAGGAATATAAAAGCGCCGCAAAAATAACGGTCTGGCGCCATTTTCGAAACACGGGACCTACGGTCGGCGCGCCGCGGCCCACACCGGATCAATGCTAAATGCCGGTATAGCGCGCGTATATATGAAAAGGCTGCCCAATCAATGAAGACTGAGCAGCCGAGGGAGGGGAAAGAAAGAAAGAAAGGGAGAGGAAAGCGCCGCTCATCAGACTTGAACTGATTGCCGAGCCAACTGGGAAGCGGCAGATTGGCACTGGTATTGGGCATCTCAGGTGTTTGTTTTCGCCGTCACGGCTTCCCTTGCGGTGGAGAGCATACCTTCCGCTTATTACTTATTAGTGGGAACGCAGCAAAGTTGGCGCGTGCCCTTTTGCCATCGGCGGTCAAGGCTGCAGGTTCCGCCCCTGCGAAGGGTTGATCAGGCCCGACATCTGTTTACCTTGATATGGGGAGGGGGCCGAAGCCCCCTCGTGGGGATTATCAGCCGCGCTGATAAGCAGTGGCTTCCTTCTGAACCTTCAGGCCCTTGCCGTCGACGGTATCGACAACAATCTTCACGGCCTGCACGCCAGGCTCAGCGTTCAGAACACGGGACACCCAGGGAGCCGCCCAGCGGGTACCCTTGGGGCTGTTCTTGCCCTTGGCCTCGGCCATGTCAATCAGCTCCTTGGCGGTCTTAGGCTCGGAGCCAATCAGAGGCACGATAGCGGCACGCAGGGCGTTGGCATAGTCGGACTGCAGGGCATCCTTCTTCTCGCCGGTAGCCTTGTTGGAAACACGCATCTCGATGCCCTCCAGCTCGTACTCAGCCGCGGCGCGCACCAGGTCGACATCGACGTCCTCGCCGTTGCACATATCCACGACGGCCTCGAAGAACTTCTGCTTGGTAAAGCCCTTGGCATCTCCAGTGTTATAGAACTTACGCTTCTCCATAATGAATTTCCTCCTGTAATGTGATTTTTTGGATTTGTGTTTTACCCCGGGCCTGAGTTTTCCTTCTCATGTACGGGGGTGGGCACACGTTAGGCCCTTCCTTTTACTCCGGGGGTAGGGTTTCAAGTTCGGGGTGATTTCGGTCAGCACATTAGGTGTCAGGTGCAAAAGCATCTCGCGGAACTCGACAGCGCTCATCGGTTCCATTCCCGTGCTTCACGGTGACATAGTGGACGATTTCAACCACCTCTCTCACTTTCTATATATATTATATCACAAAAATTTTTTCATGTCAACCTGCCGCAGAGGGGAAGTAATACGACGGGCGATGAAGATTTTTGTGCTATAACCTTCAGGATGGGGAAGGGAGATTGTGCGCTCCGGGGCAATCGCGCCAAACCTTCGCGGGACTATCTTTGCCCCTTCCCTCATCTTCTATATATATTATATCACAAAAATTTTTTTAAGTCAAGTCAATCGACCGGGGGTACATCGTTGTCCTATGCGCGGCTCAGGCAGTCCATAATGATGGGGCGGCGGTCGCCGAGGGTAAAGCCAATGTTATCGCGGCGCAGATCAGACAGTTCGTAGTCTTCGATAAAGCGGAACAGGTCATTCAGGGCCTGGGCGCTATGTACCTCAAGGTAGCGGTTGAGCCAGGTCATGCTTTCAATGCGGGAGTGGTAAATAGCGTCGGCGTCCCACTCAAAGCCATCCTTGCGGAGGTAGCTGTCGGTAGAATTGGGCTGATCATGGTAATCGGTAATGAGGCGCATGGGGGTGCACTTCTCTTGGAAGATGATATAATCTCCAGCGATATTGTAACAGGAATTGGGGGACAGCTCTCGCCAGGTACCGCTGACATGAAAGCCGCCGGGCGTAGTATGGGAAAGTTCATAGGTGCAGAAGTCAGAGCAGTCCAGGCCTTCCTTGATAGGGTCCATCTGCATCAAAACGGGGGTACTGATGAAGAAAGTCTCGGGGAAGATGTCCAGGCCGCGGCTCTCTGCAACTTCGATCAGGGCCTTCTCGCCGATGGTGTTATTGGCGCGGGAGGCCAGCTTCATCACCCAGCCGTTGAAGGGCGCGGGGAGTTCATAGCACTCCTTGTAGGCGCCAGAGGAGAGGAAATTGAAGTACTCAACCAGGGAGTACTCATGCCGAATGGCGGCCTCAATGTCGACGATAATTCCGCGGGCGATGTTATATGTGTCGGGATCAGTGGTATCGGCCATCTTACTGAGGGCCTTGAACAGGTTATCTTTGAAATCCGCGAGTTCCATCTGGAGGGTACGGTCAGTCATGTCAATCATATTTATCGCTCCTCTCTCACTTTCTATATATATTATATCACAAAAATTTTTTCCTGTCAAGTGGGAGCAGGCGTGTTATTGATCCGGTTTAGGGCGGGAGCCTATACTCTCCCATTATATTATAACACAAAAATTAATTTATGTCAAATGGAGCAGGAGGTGAAGGACAGCTGTAGGGGATGGGGCAGGGATTTGGTAGATCCGGTTTAGCGGGGGTTGGATTTTTGTTCATTTGTAACGAATCGGGGGTTGGAGACGATATGGGATCGGGACGCAGAAATGAGGGGGATCGGTTTGAAAACTGGCGCTGGAATTGAATGGTTTGAAAGGGGATTTACTAGGGCAGGTGTAGGCTGAGGACAGGTATAGTCGGGGGATTTTGGGAATCGGGGGAAAGTCGCAGTATGGCCGCTGAATGAACGAAAAATCGCAGTATGGCAAACAAACAAAAATCGGGCTGCGCCGGCCGGCGCAGCCCGTCTCGTCAATAGGCAATATGCACAAACTTTCGGGGGTATGTTTGTGCATATTGCCTTTGTGCAATTTGACGAATTTAGGTGTCCTCGTCTGGCGGACACTCTGCGGCGTAGTCGTCGCAATCCCGTTCGGGGTGGGCCAGCTGACAGTAGCCGGTGGCCTTGTCGCAGTAGGGGCAGGACAAGTCATAGAGGGGGCACTCGTGCATAAATATTCTCCTTTCTGTATAGGCGGCCGGGCTTATGCCCGGCTCGCCTTGTACTTGTTTCCGACTTCCTGCCAGGGGTTAGGGCGGATAGTCAAGTCCGCCTTGCGCTTGCGGCGCAGTACGCTATGCAGGATAGCCGCCTCGATTTCGCTGTCTGCCAGGCCGATATGCTCTTCCTCAAACGCCGGCTTGCCGGTGATATACTGGAAAACCACCTCGGCGCTGGTCTTGGGGTTGCCGGCCTCGCTGATATAGCCGTTTCGCTCTGCCCACTTGAAGAACTTTTCGGTGTTGCAGATATTGGAGCAAGCGCCGCCCCAAATGTCCCAGACCTTCACATCCCGGTTCATCCAGTTGCTGTTCTCATACAGCCATTCGCAGGTTGCCCGCATTGCCCGCATATCAAAACCGGCGTTATATGCGGCGATTGCCTCAATGTCGTAAAAGTCAACCGTTGCGGTCAGCTTGCGGAGAACATCGGCGAACGGCATGGGAACCGTCTTGCGCTCATATACGGATTGCCAGTATTTAGGCATCTTCCAGCCATAGTACGCAGTTGCCATCAACTGCGGATTGCCCAATACTTCCAGCACGCCGTAATGGAACCTATGCTGGATATAGCCGGAGGCGGTGTCCATCACACAGCCGCCGCAGTCGTAAACCTTGGGAGCGGCAAAGCCGCCCGCCGTTTCTACATCGAAAATCAAAACATTGCCCATAAGTGTTGGAACCTCCATCTTTTTTGGTATACCTTATTATAGCATGGGCGGGGCCTGTTGTCAAGCCCCGCCCTGCATTTTGTCAGCCGACCTTATAGCCGGTGTACTCCTTCTGGCTGGTCAGGCCCTTGGAGTTGGTGACAGTCCGCACGACCTTCTCGCTGGTCACGCCGTCAATATACTTGACCGCGTTGGCGACCTGGAGAGCGGTATAGTCAGTGCCGAGGGCGGCGTTAATCTCCGCCGCAGTCATGGGGGAGGCGGTCAGCACGCTCTTAATGGCGTTCGCCTTCTCCATAGTGGCCGCGCTCGCGCCCTTGGCGGTGGACTTCTTGGGGTGAGTGGCGTTATAGGCCGCCTTGCTCTCCTGCGCGTTGACCAGCGCCTGCGCCTTCTCCATGAGCCGGATAGAAACCTCGGGGGTCAGCTCCAGCTCGCCCTTGGCGAGAGCGATAATGTCCAGACCGAACTGCTTGTAGGTGTACTTGGAAGTGGTAGCCATAGTAAAATCCTCCTTAAAATATGGTAGTTGGTATTATGTGCGGGGGTTCGACAATACAATCTTGTATTTCGTCCCCGCAAGGGTGAACTCGAGGTCACGGAAGTTTTGCCGCTCCAGCGGTATAATCTCCGCGCCTTGCGCCGTGAGATACTCCACAAGACCGTTATACAAGTCCTGCTTGGCTTGGGGATACTTTTTGTTGTATGCCCCACGCTTGCGCCCGGCTTGGGTCTTGAGAATGTCCCCGGCGGCTTTTTGCTGTTCGGGGGTCAGTATGAAGTTATCAAGGTCCACGCCCTGCTCGATTAGGAAGTCATACTGCCGCAGGGTCAGCCGCTCTATGGCCTGTTCGGGGGTGTCCCCCTGTTCAACCCATGAGTTGAGCTTATTCAACAGTATGTCCCGCAACTCCGCCTTTGTAGCCCGGCGGCGAGGCTCACCAGCCATTCCCTCACCTCACTTTCTGTATTTATTATAGCACATGGGGTTCGTTTTGTCAAGTGCTTTTTTGGACTTTCCAAAAGTTTTTTGCGGCCCTGTCGCTGTCAGCCGGTTCACCGCCCGTCCCTCTTGGATTGTCTTTATTATAGCACTTTTCAAGGGGTTTGTCAAGGGGTTTTGAAAACTTTTTTCCCGCGCGTCCCGCGCCCGCATGGGGCCGAACCGCCGCCGGAAGTTCTCTTGCCCTCCTGACACTACCTATTATAAGGGATAGCCGCCCAAAAGTCAAGAACTTTTTTGCAAATTGCGGGGGTTCTCTGTTTTGCACAAATTCCGGGAGAAAAATTTGTGCAACTTTTTTGCCGATTTTCCTTGACAATTTAACGCTTTAGCGTGGTGAAGTGCGACGCCGCCGCCCGACCGCTTTCGGGATTGTGCAAAACAGAGAAAAATGGCCTGAAATTTGGCGAAAATTCGGCGAATTGCACAAAAAGAAAAAGCGCGCCGCTCCGGCCGCACCGGCGCGCCGATTTTACCACAGCTGCGACCATTTGTCAATAGGCAAAATAGACAAAGATGAGGAAAGCCGACTGTGCATTTTGCACAATCGGCAATCCCCAACAGAAAGGAAAGGAAAGGAAAAGAAGAAAGTGGTGGAGTGTACGGGAGTCGAACCCGCTTAGGACGTTCCCAGCCGGTAGCTATTCACTACTGCGGCCGTTGCTTACCCGAGCAACCCACACCCCATATTGGGCGGGTTTTTGGAGAGAACCCGCATAACTCTTAAAGTACAACGGCTTTGTCTTGGATTTTCACATGGTCGGTTGACCGTAGGAAGAAAAACTTGTTCCAGAACTTGGAAGCCTGTTTGTCATGCCATAAATAAATTTTGCCGAATACATGACGGATTGTATAGCGGTCGTCACTCTTGGCGGCTCGTTTTCTTTTCCCCTTTCGTTTCTTTCTGTATTGATTATATCACAGGTTTATTGGTTTGTCAAGTGTTTTTTTTGCGTGGGGCGGTGGATTACTCCACCAGCCCCCGCAGAGCGTCAACGATGTTTAACATCGTGGGGTCAATCGTGTCGCCCATATGCCAGCCGTTGCGGACTTTGCTGTTGTCGTCAATGAGGATGAAGTTGTCACCCTCGGAGTGGTAGCGGCGGACGCAATCGGCTTTCGTGGTGCCGTATGCAATCAGGTGGCAAGCGTCCATCGGGAAGTTGTAGTTGAGGAGCCAGCCCATCTTTGCCATCCGCACAGCGTCCTTATATGCCTCGGAGCTGTCCTTTGCCAGCCAGCTAATCACCCGGATTTCCCAGCCCTGCTCCTTGAGTTTCAGAAGCACATCCCGCAGGGCGTTCATGTCGCACATCGGGCGGGCCGCCAGGTATGGCCACGGATTTTCCGCTTGCAGGTATTCCAGCCATCCCTTAACACCGTACAGGTCGGCGATTGTGCCGTCCATATCGAAGCAAACCATCTTATTCATTGAAGTGTTCTCCTTTCCTTTTCTGTACCTTAATTATACACCAAAAATTTTTTCTTGTCAAGTGGTTTTTCAGATTTTTTAGATTTTTTTTTGAACCTCTTGCCGGGGCTTCCTTTCCCTTTCTGATAATAGTTTACCACAGGGGGCGGCAGAAGTCAAGACAATTTTTTCCAATTCTGAGGAAAAAGTTGCACAAAATCGGGAGAAAAATTTTCTCAATTTTTGTTCAAAAAAACTATTGACAAACCAGGGCAGGGTGTGATACAATATCGCGGCCCGCCGCGCGGGAAAACGGGCCGCCCATTATACCACATTCCGGGGCGCTTGTCAATAGGCAAAATGCACAAAAATTCCGGGGTGCATATTCATGCACCCCGGATGAATATTTACACGGCGGCTTGCAACTCTCTTAAAGCCCTCTCGATTTTGCGCTGGCCGGCGGTCAGTCGCTTGTTTCCCTGTTCCTCGTCCCACTTGGGAAAGCCCTTGTACTTGTATTCGGTATCGGCTCGGTGGGCGTTCTTGGTGAACTTCTTGTGCAGAGAGTAGCACTTGACAAAAATTGCCATTTCAATGAGAGCGTCAGAAAGTGCGGTGTGCTCTTCCTCGAAAAGCTCGTCATGCTGAATGAAAGCATACACGCTTTCGGCGGTGGTAGCTACACTCTTGCCGGACTGGGAGCGGAAGCCGTGCTCATGGCAGAATTTGGAATATCCCTTCTGCTGGACAATGGTCTGCATGGCCATTAGATAGAGGTCGATGAACTCGAACTCGTCTAGCAGAGCGGCGCACGGGGTTTTAGTGAAGTCGAAAACGGTGTTGTAGGCCATTACATACTTGACCCGATACAGACGGCAGAGGTTGCGCACGATTTCCACGGCTTCGGCTTCGCTGGCTACGGCAGAGATTTCGCCCTTGTCCAGCCGCTCACGGTAGACGGGAAAGTTTTTCTTGGCGTAACTGTCAGCGGCGATTTCATCGTAGTGCTCCATAACCAACAGGGAAGTGGTGGCAAGGATATTGCCTTTACAGTCGTGAATGACTGCACCCAGATTGTACATTCCGGTGGGAGTGGAAGCCCCGCCCACAGTTTCGGTGTCCAGCGTGCAATAGGTAAACTTTTCCATTAGTGTTACTTCCTTTCAAGTATCTATTTTGGAATTAGTTGGGGGCGGGTTTCCCCGCCCCCTTGGCGGTTATATCAGCCGATGGAGTAAGCGGTGTACTCCTTTTCGGCGGTCAGCCCCTTGGCGTTGGTGGTCTTGCGGATGACCTTGGACGCCTTGACGCCCTCGATATACTTCACGGCGTTGGCAACCTGGAGCGCCGTGTAATCAGTACCCAGAGCGGCGTTGATTTCGGCGGCAGTCATGGGAGTGGCAGTCAGCACGGACTGGATAGCGGCGGCCTTTTCCTTGGTGGCCTCGGAAGCACCCTTGGCGGTGTTCTTCTTGGGATGGGTGGCGTTGTAAGCGGCCTTGGCTTCCTGTGCGGCCAGCAGGGCGGCGGACTTTTCCGCAACACGGGTGCGGATTTCGTCCGTGACCTCGATTTCACCGTTGACGATGGCGATGACTTCCTTGGCGTAAGCGGCGTAAGTGTAACGAGTGTTCATAATTTTTTCCCCTTTCAGATTAGCAGATAATTTTTTGATGGTCGTTTCTTATTTCCGCGGATTGCTTAACACTATTTTGTAGTGTACGCCCTTCAGCGTAAAATCCAAATCACGGAAATTCTGGCGTTCGGCTGGCATAATCTCTGCGCCCTGTCCTTGCAGGTATTCGACTATGCCGTTGAACAGGTCTTGCTTGCTCTTGGGGTACTTCTTATTATATTTCATCCCCTTTCTGCGCCCTGCCTGTTTCCCCATAATAGACTGGGCGTTTTTCAGTTGCTCCGGCGTGAGCAGTAGGTTGTCGAAGTCCACGCCTTGGTCGATAAGGAAGTCATACTGTTTATCAGTCAACTTCCCCACGGCATCCTCTGGGCTGTCCCCACCGTCAATCCAGTCGCTGACTTTCTTGAGTAGGACTTCCGTGAGTTCTGCCTTGGTGAGCCGCTTGCGTGGCGCTTTCTTTTCGTCCATGTTCCTCACCTCTCTTTCTGTATTTATTGTACCACACTTTCGGCGGCTTGTCAAGAGTTTTTTTGAAATCGCTTTTGCAATCTCTCTTCCCTCTTGACACCTTTATTGTACCACAGATTGGGGAGTTTGTCAAGCCCTTTTTTGATTTTTTTTGAAATCTCTTTCGGGCTGTTGCCCTCTCCCTTTCTGTAATTGTATTGTACCACAGGGGCACCCAGAAGTCAACTGGCAGATTGCACAAATCGGGATCTCAAATCGGGCCAAAATTTGTTCAATTTTCCTCTTGACAAACGGCGCTGGGTGTGGTACAATATTGCGGCCCGCCGCGCGGGAAAACGGGCCGCCCATTTTACCATACTTTGCGCGATTTGTCAAGATGTAATTTTGCACAAAAAGAGGCGACCCGCTTTGTGCAGGTCGCTGAATTTGCTCTGTTAAAGTTTGAAGTCGATGTAGCACCGGGAACAGCTCGAACCGGCAACGATGGGGTAGTAGGTTGCCCCCCGAAAAGTGTGGTAAAATTTTTCGGGGTGCTGCGGCCGCTTGCGAAAGAAAAGAGGTCTGGTATTTACCAGACCTCTATGAAAGCCTTTACAACTTGGTCGCCGTCTAACATCAGGGTATAATACCCTTCGAGGGCGAAATTGTCAACATTGCCGACCTCTGTTACATAGGTGTTTCCATTTTCTGCCACGAACCAAATCTTGCTGTCGTTCTTCTGCTGAATGTATCCCGTTGTTACATCGAAGGCAGAAAGAGGGTCGCCGCAGGCTCCTTGCGGCTCGTCCTCTTTGGCGCTCTCTGTCATCAAGACAAAGAGGTTCAAGTCGGAGTGCTGGGGATTAGGCGAGCAGTTGTCGCTGACCACATCCACCCAAGAGAAGAACGCCCACAGCAGGAACAGAGCGCAGATACCAGTGATTACTTTACCAACGATTTTCATTTTTTCTTTCCCCTTTCGTTTCTGTAATTGTATTGTACCATAACAAGCTGGATTTGTCAAGCCTTTTAGGAAAAGTTTTTTTGCAAGTTTTCCTGCATTTTCTTTTTCAATTTAACGCTTTAGTGCGGTGAAGTGGCTAGGGCTGCAGCGGACGTTAGCGGTGGCTAACCAGCTAGGTAGGAGAAGCGGCCCGAAGGCCGCTTTGTTAAGGCTCAATTCTTGAGAAGTCCATCAGGTCAAACAGGTCATGCTCCTCAAGGCACCCCTCCTGCTCCACCTCTACATACCAGTCAGCACCTGGATACTTAGACTTGAAATCTTCGATGGTCTTTCTCAGTGCCTTTACATCTTCCTCAAACTCCTTTTGCTTCTTTTCCTTGATGAAAGCTTCAAGTCCTTTCTGCATTGCAAGCAGTTCAGTCAAGCTTGCTTCCTCTGTGAGTTACATTGTAGAACAGTTCATTGGTCTGTCTCTTGTATTCCTCTGTCATTGTAGTTCATCCTTTCCTTTAGCTTGATTTAATGATAACACAAACAAGCTGATTTGTCAAGTGTTTTATTTGAAATAACTGCGATTTTCTACTGTGCCATATAGGGCTTTTTCGGTCGTTGTTGGAATTGATTAGTACATTTCTTCCTGCTTGTTCACAAAGAAGTAATCAATGTTGGTTGCGTCAACTCTGTGCTCTTTGGTAATCTTGTCTGGATTAGTCTTGAGCAACTCATTCATTTCATCACATCTCTGCTGGGCCTGTTCATCTGTACCATACACATAGCACAGAAGAAATGTATCACAAGTCTTTTCCCACTTGGTACCCTTGTTGTAATAAGTAGGTTCTTTCTGCTTGTAGCAAATGGTGTTAGCCAACATAGTAGTCATTCCTTTCTGTACCTTAGTACCTTTCCTTTTCTAATTGTATTGTACTACATCTTTAGTTCATTGTCAATACATAATCATTCATCATTGTCAACAAAGATTGATTGTCTTTGTTGTTCATCTTGCACAAAGTCTTCGCTTTCGTCAAAGTGCCCAATCCCACTAGTCTCAAATCGGGCACTTTGACAAAATCGAAAAATTTTCAAAAAACCTATTGACAAAACGGCGAAAGTGTGGTACAATTTTCTGGGCTGTTGCGACCGAGCTTGGTAACTCGGTCGCTTTTTATTTAGCACCATTTCCAGTGGCTGTTTCTTGGGGTGCCGTTCATGTCCAGCATGGTCCTAACAATGGCCACATACTCGTAGTCATCGAAGGCCCTACCCGCCTCAATCATAGCCTCTCGCTCAGTTACATCTTCCATGATAGTAGTGAAGTGTACCTTGTCATTAGAACCAACAACAGAAAAGAACTTAGTCTTTCTTCCTCTTGTATTGTAATTAGAATTGATCTTCCTTTCCTTATCTTGATTACATTGTAACACAAGATTGAAAGAAAGTCAAGTCTTTTTTTCAAATTCTTTAGAAAATTTCTTTGTTAAATTCTTAACAATGTTGCCCAATTTTTGGGGTGGTTGAAATTGGAGGGCCATCGAACATCTGTTTGAGCCTAAGGAATCTTTTATTGGCTGTCTGCCACCTACCCCCTGGTAAGAATTGGAAGCCGGGGGAATGGTTCCGGGTCTTTCACACTTTAACGCGCTAAAGCAAAAGCGCGGACAAAAAACCCGACCGCTTCATTTTTTTTGACGACACGGTTCGGTACCATCTGTCTTGGCACCTCACAAGCCCAACACCATTCTCCCTGATTCGTCTTAATTTCGAACTCAAGGCCCAAGTCGTCAATCGGTTGAATTTTAACGCTCTTTACGATCAATTCGTAAGTATCGGTGGCAAAGTTACTTCTCGCGCTTTTCTCCTATTCTCGCGCTTTTCTATAATCCATTTGCCGCGCCAACTTCCTATCCCTATTCTCAATGGCGGCCATACACTGATCCCAGTCAGTCTTCTTCATTAATGGCTCCATCCAATCCTTGGCGCCAACCTTTTCAATTCTGTCGCCCTCATACTTGAACAAGTCTTGACCAATCAGTCTCTTCCTTTTCAGGAGAAACCATATTCCAAAAGGCCCAAACTATGCCCGCTATCGAAATAGCAGCAAGCTCCATCATGGCATACACGAAGGCATTCTCAGCTTCATCACATGAAACCATAGCGCGCCGCCAAAGATAATACCAAAGGTTGTCGCGCTTCAAATGAAGTCCTCCAAACTCTCCTCTGCACTTAGCAGGCTCTTGGCCGCCTCCAGATGCGCAAAGATAGCATCTCGTCTCTGCACATTATACAGCCGCTCCAGCATCACGGCGGCCTGCTCTCTTGTCAAATTGCCCTGCGGATTAGTGCCGTCGGTCAACCCGGTATCCTGCGCCCATTCCCAGCTATCTTCAGCCCAGTCGCTCGGCCCTTCATCTTCCTCGACACAAAAGTTATACATCTCTTCCCAAATCTTCAAGATGCTCTCGCCATAACCATCACCAGGAACCGCCCAGCGGCCGTTCAGCCCAGTCCACTTGTTGCCTGCGGCGCCTCTTGTCACCAGTCCAAATCGAGGATCGACACACTCATTGACGAGCGCCTCATCATTTGCATACGCCTTCAGGTGCTGAATCTGCGCTCGAACACCGAGCCTTGCGCTCTCAAACCAAGCGCCCTTCCCTACTGGACTGTTATTGGTGGCGCCAATACCTGCAAAATTATTCTGCTCGGGAAGCACCTGGCCGCCGAACCGGAACCAGCCAGTCTCCTTGATGCTCTGGCAGAAGGCAATGTCGCCGCGGATGCCTTCATTGGCGCCTTCCTCAAGGAACAGCTCAGCCAGCTCCAGTAGAGAAACGCTCAACTTGCAGTCGGCTTGCTTTGCTTTTGTATTGAACCATTCAACCATCAGCTGGGCGCTAATCTCAGTTGGAATGACGCCGGCGATCACATTATTGGTATTTTGAATATGTGTCATATTTGAACAACCTCCGAAGAATGGCTATTGCGCCACTCAAAATCTTCTTTACCCTCCTACAAAATTTATAGATAGAATGGATGGCGACGCCGACCACCACCATGCAGTCCGATACAGATGAAATATTGTACTTTTTCTGGAGCAGAGGTAAAACGCCGTAGGACCGCGTATTAACGCCGCCAGGAGTGTGGTCAGCGGCGCCAAAAGCTCTTAATCATCGCTATCCCTCGTTTCTCAGGTCGCAGACCAGCCACTCAACCGCCGTCCATTGAAAAATCCAGGTAGCAATAGCGCCAACGGCAAATGGACGGCAATCTTTACCCATTACCAGTCCTCCTTGAAAGACTTAATCAGAAACGCCATCAAAATGGCAAGTGCGATAATCGTAGCTACGCCGCACCCTGCCATCAGTAAACCAAAAATGAAAAGTAAAATATCAAACATATTTACCTCCAGAAAAGAGACATATAAATAATCGCCGCCAAGCCGCCGCAGGCGACCAAAAGACAGCGCTGGAAGAAAAGTAGTGCCATGACCAATACTCACAAGAACTTTCATTATCTTCCTCCTACGATCATGGCGCCACAGTAATGCCGAGGATGCCTAAACCGCTCGCTATGTATTTAAGCACTTCAACATTAAATACTGCTATGCAGGCAGCGTAGCACACAGGACGCTAATAACTGCCATCCGCTAATACGGTCATAGTAATCATCTTCCCATTGGTTAGGGGCGCAGAAGAATCGTTTCAGTTTATTTCCTTATCCAAAGAATATTTGGTAGACACAAAAAGTTAAGCCCTAACAAAGCGAGCCCAAGGCCGAATAAGAGAATATAAGGAAATGTAAATAAAAGGAACATGATTCCTGCGGTTAGAAAACTAATCATTACTTTTATTGCTCCTTTCCTATTTTCTATCTATATTATACCATAAAAATATTTTTATGTCAAACTACTGGGGTAGCGAGAAAATTTTATTTTTAATATTATAAAATTAGATATTAGGTAGAATATGAAACGCCGGCCAGGTGTGGAAAGGAGGAGAAGGTATGCCTGAGTCAACGGCAGCTTTAGTATATGCTTTTTCAAAAGAAATTGCTTAGCCCGAAGCGGCTTAGGGATCAGATGAAAATAAATGGGTAGTATTAACAATTCAAGCAGGTAATTATTTTGAAGATAGAATTTATTATTATTTAAATCAATTAAATGAGACGCCATCTGTTTCAGACCAAGGTTAGCACATTAACGCAAGAAATCTATTTGTAAAAGGTGGAGGACAAGGAAGATTTTTTACTCTTTGGGATAAAGGATAGAGATATTTATATGCAGCCGATGAAATCTTTAAACTTGGCCAAGAAATAGATAAGGCAGCGAAACAAGCCGCTTAGAATTTTTATAATAATGTAAAGAAAAAAGCAGAAGGGAAAAATGTAACTTTTGAATTAACAAGAGGAGGCAATGAAATTGGAGATATTATTGCAACTATTGCTGGAGAGGCAATCAATAAAGAACAAATAATTTTAGAAGCTAAGTATTAGTTATCTTCAACCGCGAGAGTTAGATGGTTTGAATTGGTTTCTTCTAAATTATTTGGGCAGGGAGAATATGAAGCATTTTTAGACGCTCATAAAGATACTTATTGGGCTTATAAATATTCTCCATCTTAGTGGACTTTAAAAATGAGAGCTGATTCGACAAAAGCTTTTTTACGACGAATAGCAGGAGGAGACGCTAATATTTGGAGTTATCTCTTGCAAAAAGGTAACGTGAACGCTGGAGGATCTAAATAGGTAGCCTATGCTAGAACGAATGTGAATGGGTAGACTGTTCAGGCTGATTTTAAATTATCAGATTTAATGGATATGAAAAATATTCGTTTAAAATCAGCGGCGGATCATTCATCAACAATGTTTTTTAAAGATAAAACTACCGGAGAAGAAGCGGGAACTTTTGGTATGACCGACTATACCAAACCTTAGAATAAGGAAGCTGGTCCATTCGGTGCTAGTTTTAGCTTTACTATGTATATTACATAGAAAGTAATGAACTCATATATTAATTAAGTAAAAGGAGGGCCTTATAATGGCTATTGAAAGAATTAAACTTAACACTCTCGGTGTTATTGAGGAAGATCCTATCGAGTATATGAATATTGGCAATACCGTTGTTGCTGTTCATAAGTATATTCCTTATGAGCAAATGCTCGATATGATTCAGTGGTGCATTGATTATATTATTAATGATCGTCCTTTTATTAGCGCACCGCTCAAGCGCATCATTAAGGACTTTGCCGTTCTTAACTTCTATACCAATTTTGATTTTGCCTTTTTAACCGAGTATCACGAGATGGCAGATATTTATGCTGAATACGACCTTGTATATCGTTTTGATGTAATGGCGAAGGTTAAGGAATTTATTGACCCCGGTCAGATGGATTTCTTTGAGAATACTCTTGATGAAACTCTTGAGTCTATTATGAAGTATCGTAATAGCGCGGTTGGGATTGTTGATGCTATTACTGAAAATGCCAAATAGGATACGGATAATATTCAAAGAGCTTTGGATTTTATGAATGATAAGGAATCTGGAGAGCAATTAGATAAAATGATCAGTTTCGCGCAACAGATTAAAGGTAATAAATAAAAATATTATGATTTTGAAAGGAGGGGATTTTAATGGCAATCACTTTTAAAGTTGGGTTTTAGGTAGATGATAAAGAATTAAAAAGTGGATTATAGGGAATTTAGAATGATATACAAAATGCTTTTAATATCAAAACAGGTATGACAGATGAGATAGCTAAAGCTACTTAGTAGGCTCAACTTTTAGAAAAAGCCATAAAAAGAGCCACTACTGATAAAGGAATTTCATACTATTCCTTAAATAGTGAGTTAATCAAAGCAGGTTCTTCTGCTGCAAAATTAACTTCTACTTTAGCAAGTGGAGGATAGCAATTTGCAGCTTCTTTAAATGCTGCTAATACCGCCTTCGCGACCGCAGACAGATCTCTTTTATCATTAAATGGAAAAATTAAAGAGATGTCAAGAGTAGTTACGCAATCTTTTAAATTTACTGCGGCTCAAACTTTTTTACAAAGTGTTTCTAACGCCGCTCGAGAAGCATATCAATGGGTTTATGATTTAAATAAAACTATTACAGATATTTCTGTTGTTACTGGATACTAGGGGGATTAGTTAGATAAAGTTACCAAGAATGCCATTGAAGGGGCAGAGAGATTACGTATCGCTGCAAATGAATATGCTTAGGGCGCTTTAATTTTCTATCAACAAGGTTTAGGCGATGATGAAGTCGCTCGTCGTACAGAAATTACAGCAAAAGCCGCTGCTGCAGCAGGGTCTTCTCTTTAGGATATGTCATCTCAATTAACTGCCATTTGGAATACCTATAAGATGGTAGGAGATGAATAGTAGAGAGCAGCTTCGGTGGGTGCTAAAATGGCGGCAGATACTGCGGTAGATTTTGCAGATATTGCAGAAGCTATGCAAACAGCCGCGGCGCCGGCTGAGTAGATGGGTGTTTCTTATAATTCTCTTGCTGCTATTATTGCTACAGTTGGAGATACTACTTAGCAAAGCGCCTCTGTGATTGGTAATGCTTTTAAAACTATTTTCTCTCGTTTCCAGTAGCTTAAATCAGAAGGCACTGATGGAGAGATAACTCTTAATAGAGTTTCTTCTTAGCTACAAGAGTTAGGAGTAAATGTTCTTGACTCTGCGGGAAATTTAAGAAGTCTTGATACTGTTATTGCAGAAGTTGGTAACCAATGGGATGATTGGTCATCTAAACAGCAGTTAGCTATTGCTTAGCTCGTTGGCGGTACTCGCCAATATGGTCAATTCTTAACATTAATGAACAATTTTGATAAATATCAAGATTTATTAAGTTCCGCAAATATAGAAGACGGATCAACTCTTGAACAGCAATACGAATCAACTTTAGAAAGCATTGAATCTAAGGCTTTAAATGCCGGAGAGGCTTGGAGTAGAGCTTTTGGACAATTAATAGATGAAGATGCAGTTAAAGGTTTTTATGATATTCTTGAAGGAATTGGAGATTTATTAGGCGGATTCTTAGACAATGTTGGTGGCATTAGAGCAGGTTTTGTGTTATTAGGGACTTATTTATCTTCTAAGATTATTCCATTTTTAACATAGGCTGGGAAATAGGCCATAACTCTTGCTACAAACTTAACAAGAGATGGTAGAAAGGCAAATATAAATAAGGAATTTAACGCTAATAAAGCAGCTCTTGACAAAAATTTAGAGAAGGGGAACATTAATCAAGGAGATTATGAAGCTGCCAGTCAAAAAAATGAATTCTCAAGGCAAACCGCTTAGATCAATGATAAAATCAATACTGCTTTAACAAAAGCTACAGGAGAATATAAACTTCAATTAGAGTACGCTAGAGATTTAGTAAAATCTGCTCAAGAATTATTTTAGATTTCAGTTGATTAGGCAAAAAAATAGGAGGAAGCCTTATAGAAAGAGCAACAAAGAGTTCAAGCAGCGAGGGATTATGCATAGGCTGCTAGACTAGCCGAAGCAAATACTCAAAAAGATTTAGCAAAATAGGAAATGAACGCTGCAACAGGGAAAGTTGGAGGTTTAACAAGATCTGTAAATTAGATCTAGACTCAAATTTAGAATACAGAAGATGAATCTGAGAAAGCAGCTTTAATTGAAAAATTAACTCAAAAATAGCAAGAATTGGCTTAGGCTACTCGAGAAGCTGAAATTGCTTAGGAAAATTACAATAAAGCTGTTGCTGCTGTGCACGCTCTGGAACGAGGAACTTCGGCGGATCCAACTGAGAAAAAAATCTTATCTGCACAAAAATTAGAAACTGCTTACAATGATATGGCATTAGCTCTTTCAGAATATTAGCGGAAAGCTGCTGTAAATGATGAATCAGCAGATTTTGAGAAAGTTAAGGCAGCAATTTAGAACACTATTAATAAATTAAAGGATTTGGCAATAGCTTCAGATGCCCCAACTGAATAGATTGATGAATTAAGTCAAAAATTAAGTCAAATTGATGATGTTTCGGGAGTAGATGAATTAATTAATTAGATTAATGGATTAAGTTAGGCTATGAATAATTTACCCTAGAACGAAAATGTTGATTTAAATATAGACACAACTTCAGCTGATGAGCTTATGTCTACAGCTGGCGACGTTCGTAGGGCGAGAGGATAGCAAGAGTAGAGTGAAGAAACATTAAGAGACGGAGATTAGAATGACCGGAGAGGATTTTTAAGTGGAGATCCATAGACGATTGGACAAGTAGCTTAGGGAATTACTCAAATAGGAGTTTCTGCTGGCATGGCAGTTATGCAGGTCACCTCTTTATTTGATGCTTTAGGCTAGGCAGAAACTGTCCCTGAAAAATTAGCGGCTATTGGATCTAATTTATTAATGTTAATTCCTTCTATTATTTCTATTGCATCTTCTTTTGATGTAGCAGCTCTTGGAGCAAAACTTTTCGGTAATGCTGCTATGTCAGCAGGAGCTAAATCAGCTCTAGCTTTTGGCCTTATAGGAGTAGCTGTTTTGGCAGTAGTGGCTGCTATTGCAGGATTAGTGGCTTTATGGAAAGATAATTCTATGGGAAGTGCAGAAGGACAATTAAAAAAATAGAGAGAAGCCTTAGAAGGTTTAACTTCAGCAGCAGAAGAAGCTTAGACAGCGGCAGATAATTTACGTACTTCAATAGAAAATTATGATACTGCAGTAGATAAATTAAATGATTGTGTAGTAGGGACAGAAGAATGGCGAGATGCATTGCAAGAAGCTAATGAATCTGCAATGGAGTTAATTAGTAATTTACCAGATAATGCTGATATTTCTGGATTATATGAAAGAAATGCAGAAACTGGTTTAATTGAATTTGATGAAAATAAATTAGAATAGGTTTAGGAATGGGCAGATTAGTAGGCGACTTAGGCATAGTATGCGGCTTAGATTGGAGAAGTTAGTGTTCAACAAAAGTCTAATGTTGTTGATTTGCAAAATCTTGGTGACAGTATTTATGATGAAAGTTCTATGGCGAAAACTTCTTCTGAGATAGAAGGTATTATTACAGAACATATGGATGAATTTATGGGGGCTTTAGATGCTACTTAGTTCGCTGATTTATTGGAAAAATATGGAGTAACACTAACAGGAACTGAATCTGAAATTGAAAATTTAAGATAGTAGACCATTTAGCTCGGACAAAGTATGCAAAATGCTTCAGATAAAGCAGAACTTTTTGCAGGAATATAGGTTGATAATATTCTCGGAGATGATTATTCCGCAGAAGTTAAATAGATGGTTACTGAAGGATTAAGTTCTCGGTAGGATGAATTAGAGGATGACTATTTGGGGAAACTTACAAATGATAGTTCCTTATCAGATGATTCTTATTATTATGGGGATATAGCTAAACAGATGTCCGAAATTCCTGAGAAATTAATGAATGAATATAATTAGTTAACTGGTAAAAATTGGGCTTCTTCTGGAAATGGCGTTCAAGGTACTGATAGTAATCGTATTTTTGAATTTATAAATGAAGAAGGAGAAATTGTTTAGCTTCGCGCCGAGCAAGTTGCCGCAGAAATGGCTGCTGCTAAAGCACTAGAAGAAGTTACCGGAAGTGCCGAGAGCGCAGCGAAGGCTTTAGAAAATTTAGATTCTGATTATGCTGAAGATTTTAATAATTTTATCCAAAATGGGAATTTTAACAGTATGACCGAAGATGAACTAAACTCTACTTTTGAAAAAGATAAAGAAGGAAATGTCACTCTTGAGAGTGCAAGAGAATATGCCGAAAATGCCTTGGGCGGAGAGCAAGGATTAAGAGAAATGGTTGCTGCTACATTAGGTAAGAGTGCCGCTGAGATTACCGATGAGGAAATTAATAATTACGTTCAATAGATCGCTGATGCCGCGGAAATTAGTTTTACCGCTTTAGATTCTGTTGGTAGTAATTTAACAGATAGAGCGAAAAAGGCTTTTGATAATATGGTAGATGAGGGCACATTAAAAGGATTAACTGCAGATTAGCAAATGAATGTAACAGATATGGTTGCTCAGGTTTTTGAAGGTGGTGGCACCAAAGCAGTCGAAAAACTTCAAGAAGTTTTTGATGGTATTGACGATACCGTGCTCCCTGATGTAATTGATGAATTGGAAGGTATTGATTGGCAGAATATTTCTCCAGGTTAGCTTCAAGAACAATTAGAATAGGCTGGTATTGCAACCGATGATTTTGCTGCTTCTCTTCCCACATTGATTGAATTAATGAAAGAGGCTGCGGGGATAGATTTTTCTACTGCTAGTTAGCAATACAAAGATTTTAAAGCAATCGCCGATTCTATTTCTTCAGATAGAAGTATTGACGAGGATGCTTATAAAAAATTAGAAGAAGCTGGTATTCAAGTAGATAATTTTGTGACAAAATTACAAGACGGAACTTATGCCGTAACTGGAAATGTTGATGAATTTTATAATTTAGTTATGCAGAAGAGTGGATAGGGGTTTGATTAGTTAAAGTAGTAGGTTGATGATTAGTATGATACTATTTCTACTGTTTAGAATAGAGCGGAATCTTATAATGCTGTGGAAGGACAGGATTATTATAAGGATGTCCTCTAGGCGAATGCTTTTTAGAGAGATGATGCTACTGGATAGTATGCTTATAATTATGATTTAATCGCTTAGTAGTTAGATTATATTAAAGCTCGAACAGGAGAAGTAAATGCTGAATGGCAAGATGCTTTAGATAATTAGACAATGGATTATGAAACAAGAAAGGCAATTTTAGATGAAATAAATAGATTAGGTGACGATACTGAAGACTTTGCTTAGGCAATGGGAGATGCTGCAGAGAATTCAAAAGAGGTAGAAGATGCTATGGCTTTATAGGATACCTTAGACGAAGGAGCCTTAGCAGGAATAGATTCAAAAGAAATATTAGAACTTGGAGAACATATTCAAGAAATTGCCGATGATAATGAAGATTTAGCGGATTCATTAAAAGATGATGCCGCTGCTGCAGCAGAAGTTGCTAAAGAGATAAAAAGATATGATAAAGCCGTTGAAAGTGTTGCAGATAATTATGAAGATTGGTCAGCTGCCCTCGAATCTGGAAATTTAGAAGATTAGACCGAAGCTATAAACGAAATGGAAGAAGCCTATGGCAATCTGCTTGATATAGACGGTTCATAGCTTTCTTAGGATTTCTTAACAAATGCTGAGAATTTAGAATTAATGAAAGCAGCTGCAGAAGGCGACGTTGCTGCAATGCAATAGCTAGCAGAGGCTGCTTAGAACGATATATTATTACATGCCGAATTTGCTCCAGAAGAGGGAACGAATTTATACAATTAGGTTATGGCTATGACTTCTTAGATTCAAGATAGTATTCAGGATGTAGAAGTTGGAGCGGATTTAAATGTTGGTGGATTTTTAGCTGATTTGTCAAATCTGGTAAATATGGCTGGATTAACAGCTGAAGAGGCTACAGCATATTTGTCTTCAATGGGAATTGATGCAGAGATAGAGGAAGATAAAGCAAAAACTTAGGATCAAGTCGTTAAATAGAATATCGTTCCGTAGTTAAAACAAGCTGGAACTATGTCTGTGCCAGTCGTTGCCGCAGATGGATCTATTACTTATAATGAAGTTCCTATTGAAGGAGTAGTTTATGATACTGAGCCAATAGATATAACAGAAACTAGAGAAAATACTAATTTTGCATTAAAAGTAACCGGAGCAACTAGGAATGGAAACACTTTTTCTAGTGGAGGTAATTTTAAGCATAACAATTCAACCTCAGGTTCTGGTAACTCTTCTCCTAAGAAAAGTGGAGGCGGCGGAAAAGGCGGTGGAGGTTCTGCTCCTAAGCATTCTGCGATTAAGGCTAAAAAATACGAGCCAATGGCTAAAGATGATCGTTATTCTACTATTAAGGCTAGTATTGAAGAAGTTTAGCGCTCTATTGATAGATTAGATGAAACTGAATCCGATATGTATGGCGGCGTTCGTCTAAAAGCTATTGAACAAAAAACTCGTCAGCTCCATAAGCAAGCAGAAAGTTATAAAGATCTTTATAAAGAAGCTCAAAAATATCTTGATATTGATTAGGCCGACGCTCAAAAACAATCTGATGAAGCAGGTAAAGAATTAGGTGTGGATCTTATTGATCCAACATTTAATACTACTGGATTTGTAAGCAATAAAACAGAAATTATTAAACAACTTGATGAACTTCTTGAGCAAAAATACAATCTTTATAAAGCTGAAGCAGATGCTTATGATGCTGATAAATCCACGGATGAAACTCGTAAAGAAAATATTGATAAGCTAAAAGAAGATTATGAAGATACTAAGGAGCTTGTTGATGATTATGTTGAATCTCTCTCTTAGGTAGATGATACTGCTTAGGAAGCCGAAGATGCTCTTAAGGAATTAGTAGAAATGATTAGAACTGAAATTGCTAATTAGGTAGAATTAATTACATATGAGATAGAATTAAAAATTGATATTAGTGATAGAAATATTGAGTATTTAGAGCACGTAATTGATCGTCTTGGGGATATGGGACTTCAAACGGGAGCGGCTTTTCAAAATATGTTTGATATTTTGAATAATAATAAGGCCACTTTCGATAATGCCCTTCAAGGTTTTAATGATTTAGCAGCCTATTTAGAAGATCTCCGTTCTCCTGAAGGACAAGCTAAATTTATTGCCACTTATGGTCCAGAAGCATGGGCAGATTACGTAAATCAAGGCATTCTTCCAGAAGAATTATACAGTGCAATGGAAGATGAATACAGCACAATGTTTGATGCTATGGAGTCATATTATGATATGGTAGATCAAATGTTTGAAGGTTATCTTGATTTGCTTGATATCTACCAAGATCGTTTCGATTAGATAGTAGATAAACTTGATAGTCAGATGGATAGACTTGATCTTTATCAAGAACTGCTTGAATTTAGTGGATAGCAATATACTGATGAAGGTCGAGAAGCAATGACGGAAATTTATGACACTCGTCTTGATACCATTTCCACAAACATGGCGGCCGCTCAAGGGCGCATGGATATGCTTTCTGGAGAGGTAAAAACTTGGAATGATAGCCTAACGAATTTCTTGGATACTTATGGCGAAGACCCAACTCAATGGGATACTGCTACAACATCTATGTATAATAACATTATGAGAAATAAAGAAGAAGTTGAAGCCGCCTTTAAAGAAGCCGAAGATGATTTTTATGCAAATATGCAAGAATTTGCTTCTACAGCCGCAGAAGCCATTGAATATGGCGCCGAGCGTATTCGTCAAGAAATTGTAAACAGTCTTGGCGGTTTATTTAGTGATTTCTCTTCTATGACTGAAATTTATGATTAGAAAGAGACACTTCGTACTTTCTTCCTTGAAGACTATGATTAGACCTATCAATTGGAATCTTTGCTCCGCGACATTGATGAGGCGATGGAAGATGTTACAGATCCTGAACGGATGAATGAATATAAGGCCTTAATGGAAGAAATTAATAAAATTACTGCAGATGGCACTAAATTAACTTAGACAGATGTAGATTTATTAAAGGCAAAATTTGAAATTCAAAAAGCTCAAGACGCTTATGAAGAGCAAAAGAATATGAAAACTACTATGCGTCTTGCAAGAGACGCCTCTGGTAATTGGAATTACGTTTATTCGAGCGATGCCTAGTAGAGTGAGGATGCCGTACAAGCTCTTGCAGATGCTCAATATAATTATGATAAATTATTGCATGAAGCAAGAGATGAATCTTCCCAAATGTGGTTGCAAATTTAGCAAGAGTTTTTTGAGTTCCAAGCAGAAATTGATTATGCTCGTTTAGAACACGATGAACAATATAGACAAGAAATTTAGGAGCAATGGCAATATTATGTTGATTTAACAGGTCTTTATAGTGATAAAATTATTCAATATAATGATATGCTTGGAGAGGATTTTGCTGATACTACTTTAGGCATTGTTACCAATTATGATGACATGGGTAAAGCTTAGAGTGATTATACTTTAAAACATGAAGAATACCATGAACAATTAAAAGAAAATACTTAGAAATATGGAGATAAAGTAAATGCAGTGTGTGATCAAGCTGGTATGGACTATAATAATCTCGCTCAATAGGTCAAAATTGAATGCCAAAAGATTCGCTCTGAAAATTCTTTAACCTTAGTAAGTATTCAAAATCTCGCTTCTTAGGGAGCCACGGCTTTAGGCCGCCTAAGCGGAACAATAACTTCTAGTGTAAATCAATGGATTTCTGATCTGCAAAGATTTGAAGCAGAAATTTAGAAAGCTTTATAGATGCTAAATGGACTCACAGAAGAAAGTCTCCAAGATTATAATAACGGTGGATTTGATGCCCAAACAGATTATACTGCTGTTATTCAAAATTACCTATACGATAATCTTGTAGGCCCAGGATCTGCTAATGGGATTTGGTCTGAAGAAGAAAAAAGAGAGTGGATTACTTAGGGCGGAGGCGCAGAATATCTTGCTAAGCTTGAATAGGAATTATACAATAAGATGTCAAGCGATGCTTTAAAGGCGCTTGGACACTCTACTTTAAATTCTCAGTCTTGGGAACAAATTTAGGCTAATATTGATAAGATGGTAGAAGCCGCTATTGCTGGTAAACTAACTGGTGGGGTAGATGAATTCGATGAATCAGAAGCTTCTAAGATTTATAATGATAGATATGGTAATTCTTCTAGCCTATTTACCGCTTCTGGCGGTTTGATTAAAACTCCCTAGATTCGTTCTCTTGCTGAAGAAGGCCCTGAACTTGTTCTTAATAATCAAGATACTTAGAACATTCTTGACGCGGTTAAGAATATGAGAGAAGTTGTAAGAATGAAAATGTCTAATATCAATACTTCTATTGGTAAGTAGACAGAAGGCGTTTCTGACAAAACAGTTATCAACAAAGATATTTAGCAAGTTGATTAGACTGTTTCTATCGACGCCACATTCCCAAATGTTTCTGTTGCGGCAGAAATTGAAGAAGCTCTGAATAACTTGATTAATCAAGCGGTTCAGTACGCTACCAGAAATAATCGTTGATAGAAAGGAGAGAATTATGGCTAGTAACTTAGTTGAGAATTTTTTTGGTGCCATAAACACCATTTCTCAGGCAAATGTAGACGCCGCGAAACGCGATGAGACTATTGATGCGGAAATCGTATCTTTAACCAATGCTGAAACCGGCGAATACAGAGTTACTTACCAAGGAAATACTTTCTCTGCAACTGCTTCTGACCCAACAACAACTTATTCCAAAGGGGACCGAGTCTATGTCTTGGTCCCCCGCGGAGATTTTTCTGCAAAGAAAATAATCCTTGGTAGATCAGATTATAAAAATAGTACAGTTTCAGATGACTTATCTGATTTAACCAATTTTTATATTGTAAAAGGACCAAATTGGTTAGATTGGTATAAAGGTTCTGAGCCACTTTAGATTTGTGCTGTTGAGGATAAGTACAAAACTTCTTTATTGGAAGATGCGCATTTTTAGGATTATGGATTTTTAAGAGAAATTCCTCAACCAAGAGAGGCATACCCAACGGTAAATTATCCTACTTCTTTTATGACTGACGAGGAAATTGCGGAAGCCGATGAATAGATGTAGCGTTATTCTAAAGTTTATGATGCTATTATGATTCAAGCTAGCTTTAGAACTGAATTTGCATCAGTTCATACTAAAGGTCAATATATGTTGCGCGTATAGTGTATTTAGGATAACGCTAAATATATTGATGATAAATCTCATCCTGATTTTAAGTAGTCTAAAGGGGAAGAATGGTTAAAAAAAGATCAAGAAATTACAGACTATATGGCTTCTATTGATTGGGATAGGTATGATAATGATAGCGATTATCGAGCGGAAGTAGATACGACTAAAAAAGCAATGGAAATAGAGAGAGATAATCTGGCAATTCAAAAGAAATATACTCTTGTTAATTTTGATTTAGGATTTAAACAATTTAGTGGAGCGCCATATGCTTTTGTTGCAGATACTCCTCAAAAAGGATATTACACTACTAAAAATTTAATTAGAGGTTTATATAGTATTAGCTTATTTCAAGATGGACAGATGGTTGCAGATATTATACCTACTTATCTGCCGGATGGTTCTATTTCTTATGATACTTAGAATAGTGTATTAAATAAAAACAACATTTTTTGCGATAGCATTGATATTCGTTTTGCTGAAAAAGTAAATCTCGTAGATTAGCTTTATTACCCTTGGATTGAAACTCCTTATGGCAATACTTTATATGATGCCAATAGTGTTGAAGGGCGGCCTTCCGGCAGAGGCTCTGTCCAATTAATTGCTCATTTATAGCATGGTTTACAAGATTTGATTGAAACTTCTCCTGATGCTATTGAAGTGCATTGGTTTAGGCAGAAATCTGATGTAACCTCAGCAACTCCGGTAGAAACTGAAGAAAAAGATGCGCATGGCAATACATGGTATGACTATGGTGGGCCTGGGTGGTATCCCATTGAAAAATTAATTGAAGAAGGTGCTCCACCACCTGATTCAATGGACGAGGGAGATATCGAAACTGCCATTGCTACGGGATGGCAAGGTTATGATATTGATTTCAATGTATTAACTATTCGCAAAGAGGCTGTTCAATTTAGATGGGTATATAAAGCGGTTATCATATATCGAGATATGGGTACTTCTGCTCAGTCTGAAATTAATCGTTCTGAGGTTGAGCAAGAAGTTATTAGATTAGACTCAAAATATGATTTAAAAATTGAGTAGTTTGTTTCTAAAGATGGTCGAACAACTTCTTTAAGAATTTTAGATTAGAATAAAAGTATACATGAAATCGATCCTTCTACTGGAGAGAATTATCGAGAGTGGTTTGGTACTTGGTGGCTTGAATTACAAGACGGATCTTATACAAGAATTTCCGACCCTTATTGGTATGGCCCTCTTGAAATCAATGATTTCTTATTAAATGATATAGCCACGTTCCATGTTCAATGTTATGATCCATATATTATGGACCCGGCAAATACTGGAATACCGACCTATCAAATTGAGGAAATTACTACCTTAAGTATTGATATTATTTCTGCAGATGATGAATCAAGTTTACTTTGTACTTGGATTGGTCGTGATACTTTTAATTACGATGCTCTTGGAGTAATTAAGGATTGGGCTGCGGATAAAGACAATACCCTAGAACCAGAAATTAGCTGGGCTGAAGGCCGCGCATCCGATTATAAAATTACGATTATTGGACCCGATGGAGTAACGCCATTATCTAATAGAGAATATTATGATGAACAGTCAGAATATGACTCTGGCAAAACTGGTCAATGCGAAACTTCAATGATGAAGAATATGTGGGTAGACTTTGAAAATACCATCCATTTTCAAGTTGAAAATTAGTATGATAAAGAAAAAACAGACAATACTTTTACTGTTCGAGTGGAAACTGTAAATGGCCAATAGTATGATTTTAAGAAAACAGTCTTCTTTACTAAAGATGGTGATATGGGCACAATCGGCGCCGAATGGTCTGCTTAGATTAAACCTTGTAACTGGAAACATGGCCCAGATGATGAAGAAGGCGCTTATCTTGAGCCGGTTGACTATGTTGCTCCTTTAGTAATTGATGTTTCTGGCCAACCAGGAGCATATGTGTATCATCAAAATAAATATTATAGAACTTTCTTACGTCCTTTTGTAAAGAAAAATGGTATTCCTCTTGAACAAATGGACCCAATGGAAGGTTACTACTATAAAGTTTATTGGGATGTACGTATGCCAGGTTCTGCCGCTGACCCAACAACTCGATATGCATCTTGGTTAAGACTTTATCATGCTGATGGTACAGTTGATGTGGATAAAGTTGGATCACTTTATGGTCGCGATGGAACATTCTATGAAAATGGTGGAGTTGATTTCAAAACTTCTTATAAGGTTGATGTTCAATACGATCCCGGTAATATTTCTGAGGTTGGTCTCCAATCTGAAGTTAATCCAGACGAAAAAGTGCCTGGTGGCTTAATTGGATTCAGTCTTTATCCAAGTCGACAATATGGTAACGAAGATGATCGTTTCTATACGGAAAATTATGGCGCTGTTGAGGTTCGTTTCTTTGACAATCAAAACGAAGGTACTGGAGCGAATTTAGAACAATTTTTGTATCGTTTTATTGTAAAAGCACAAGTTGATATTATGAAAGGCGAATACGATTAGGGTAAGAAAATGATTAAAGTTGAAGGCAACTCTCAACGTATCAATTCTATTGTATCTTATTGGCCTGTTGATGTAATCCTCAATTATAGTAATATTCCATTTAACGATCCTAATAATGCTGATTATTATGAGTTTTATAAAAAAATTGCTACTAATTGGCCTCAATTTGTCGCTTATAATGCCACTGGTTATGATCCAGCTGTGTTCCCGGATGAAATGTATTTTAAATATGGGCCTCATAGAGAAAAAGAAGAAACAAATTATCGAGTATTTAATTTAACCCCATTAGTACAATCTATTGAAGAATAGTTAGACCCAGCTACTTAGAAATATAAATAGTATTATAGAGCTAAGCCGCATTTGAATATGACTGAAGGCTTCTGGGGCGCTTTAAAGTTTGATATGACTGCAGCTGGTAACGGTGGTCCTTTTGAAGCCGGCGAATATATCCGTAACCAAGTTCTTTATTTAAATGCTTATGGTAATGTTGATATTAACGGTTGGGATGGTCAAGGTATTGATATGAATGAAGAAAATGGCACTATTTTTGCTACAACTATTGGAGCTGGTTTTAAACGTCCTTCGACGAATGCTTTTACAGGTGTTCTAATGGGTGCCGACCGTTCGCAGCCAAGACAAGAAATTCCTGGCTATGGCATGGCTTATGATAGAGAAGCCCATGAGCATATGCCATATTTGACAGGTATCTTTGGTTATCAAGATGGTGTCCAATCTTTTGCTCTTATGGAAAATGGTACTGCTTATTTTGGTAGAGCAGACCGTGGGGGACGTATTATCATTGATGGCGCTAATGCTACGATTTATGGTGGCGCTAATGGCCAAATGGGATCTCCATCCATTGATGATGATATGTGGAACTCCATGCGTTTAACTTTATGCGATTTAACTCATAAGGTTTCTGCTGAAGGTCAAAATGTAAGCGGTTATTGGACAAATAGTAAGGACGCTTATGATCCAGATAACCAAAATAATAATATACCAATATATACGGGCATTAAAAATGGCGATCATGGTTTTATGACATAGGGCATGGATGGTCGTTATTTTGGTTATAATGATAGCGATTCTGAAGCATCAATGAAATCACAGTTGCCTTATTGGTATGGATTGATTTGGCAAAATGCTTATATTAAACCTAATGGCATTAAACCATATTGGTTAGAAGGCCAAAAATATGAAGATCTTCCATATTATGTAGATATTGATGACCCTGATAGTTATTCTGATACTTGTATGCGATTAGATTATTTTTGGGGCAATAATGGAGAAGATATTTGGTTCCAGAAAACCCCAGATGATGAGTGGGATAGTCACGAACAATTAACTGGTTTTGGCCCAGCAAGAGCATCTACAACTCCGGCTATTGAAGTTGGTTAGCATAAGCATGGCTTGATGCCTGGCTTGTTGCCTTGGTGTGACTTCGATAATGTCTTTATGGATTTATCTATCCCTGGCGACAGAAACTTTATGGTAACTTATGATGGTACTCTTTGGGCTATGAATGGCATCTTCCTTGGAGTTATTATTGGCTCCAACATCGTTGGCGGTCGTATTCAAGGTGCAGAGATTGGTATCGGTCATAGACCTTCTCATTATGAAAAGACTTATGTAATGGATGAAGATTACGGCGCGAAAAAAGATTGCGAATTTACACAACTTGAAGCTCCATATGATGCACTTCGTCCTATTGACGAGAATGGTACTCCTGGTAAGTGTGATAAAGGATAGGGGTTAGGTTTCTATGTAGACACTGAAGGTAATGTTATTGCTAATAGTATGAAAATCTACGGTGGCTCTATTGATATTGGACGTTTCCACATTATGGGTGGAGATATGAGCGATTAGGACTATGGTCATATGGTGCAAATCGCTGAATCTGATTTTGTTGGCCCAGTTCATTTTTACGGCAATGTCGGTATTGGCCCGGCTTTGAATTATGATGAATTACCAGATGACTTTGTTGCTGTTGATGAATATACTTATAAAGGCAATCTATTCCAAACTCGTGGTATTGCAGCTTTAGGAATTCCACTTCCTAAAGATAGAGATACTCGTTTACATTTAAATGCTATTTTAGATGATATTATGCGTGGTACTAGTCAATATGAAGCGGGTTATTCTGGCGGAGCAGGTGAATCAGGAATTGGAGAAGGAACAAGCCTTGAGTAGAATGCTATGTTTGCGATTGATACAGCTAACAGCTACTTGCCTGAAAGCGCTTAGGCCGATGATGCCGATAAATTACAAGGACATTTTTGGCCCTTACATTATCATTATGGTTATACTAAGGACAGAAGTGGAGTCGATACCGGCGGCGGGCAAAGCGATGGTGATGATCAAGATATTGTTAAAGCATATGTAACAACAATGGATATTTTTAAAAGTAAAGGTTTTGAAGTAAATAGAGGATATGCCGGAGGAATAGAAGATAATATGTTGGATGGTTCTAACTATTGGCGATTAGGCCCCTATGGAACAGAAGCTCAGATTATGTGGATAAAGAAGACTTTTTAGCCTGAGCAAAGCTCCATCAAACCTCAAAGATATGATGCCGGAACTGATGACGAAAAATATCTTGGATGGTTTGGTTTTACTAACCGTGCTGGTGGTGGCGCCTCTACAGAAGCAGCTATTGGTATCACCTCTTGGTATACTGCTCCAATTATTATTTCATCTGATGGTGAATCTGCTTGGACAAGTAGAGGACATTTCCATATGTTTGTAAGAGGATTGGGCACAGGATCTGGTGTAGTTGATAATTAGAATACTTGGAAGCATCAAAATGGATCAAATAATGGCTTAGATTATGGTATTGTATTTGATATGGGTTCAAATTTATAGAATTAGGATGTTGGACCAGGAGATTGCGGTGGAAATAAGGTGATTTTAAGAACAGCAAAAGGCCCTATTGGATTCGGACAAGAAAAGAATGATAATGGTATTTAGGGGACTTGGACAGTACCAGGCCCAAACGATAATTAGATTTAGGGATTTTTATATATCGATCCTGAAAATTCGGGTAAAATGGCGCACGAAGGCGGCATCTTTTTGGGTACTCGTAAGGGCAATATGCACATTTATCGACTTGGTGAATCTGGAGTTTGCACAGGACCTCATGTCCCCGAGCTTTACTTAGAAGAGAAAAAAGCAATGCTTTCTGCTCCACAAGAGGTTTATATTGGGGCTAACTGGACTAATGGTCATACCCCACTTAACTGCATTAAAATGACAACTAAGGAAATTAGTTTTGAAGGGACTTATGCAGAGCCAGATAATCAATATCATATTTATGCGCGTTTCGGATAAAAAGAAAGGCACCCGTATCATACGGGTGCCTTTTTATTTTTTATATAAGAGAGAGCTAATTCGGTCAATTCCGACCTTGCGATTTTGTTAGGCATTTTCCAGTAAAGATAGTTGTTTACAACTTGACTCGGTGTCGTTTTAGAAGTGGCTTTTCGGGGCTTCCAAAACTTATCTCCATACCTACCGAGCATAATTTCGCCTATCTCGCTATAAATGATGCCCATATCGACCATATTAAGTAAGTCCTTCTCCATAGGACTTAAATATCGGTCAATACAATCCATTGACCATACATTCCAAAGGTGAGAATATGACCCAAGTGCTTTTCCTCCGCGGGAAGCTCTTTCACTATCTCTTAGATTAGGTTCTTTTAGAATAAATCGCCAAACTTTAATCCAAGAATCTGGGAGCTTAATCCCGAATAAGGACCTTTGGCGTTTTATTTTCTGCCATTGAGTTTGGGTTAGACCTTTAACCCATTCTTCTGGTATCTAATCTATTGTTTGTAAGCACATATTTGCAGAGGCTTTGGAGTCGCTTGTTGGCGTTACGAGTTGGTCGATTTGCCATTGCTCAAGGCCATCATAGGCGACAATCTTAGGGTCATCGCACATAAGGGCAATCTCACCATTGCCGCTAATGACTGGATTCATAAAGGACTCCTTTCTTCATTTTCTAACTATATTATAGCATAAAAATTTTTTTATTGCAACTTATTTTATTTAAGGTATTATAAAATAATTTTTATTTTGAACGATGAAGCAAAACCCAAGGCCATAGGGATCTATAAAGGATTTGCCTCGTCGGAGCAAAAGGATATTATAAAGGAGACTTTTCTATGAAAATTGATTTCAATGCGGTACGCGACTTGTACCGTCCAAATCAGCAAGCTGTTTCCAAAGGTAACGGAAAATATTTCTGCACTTGCTGTAAAAAGACTTTAGACGAGAAGCAATTCTTTAAGACCTCTCGTACAGACAAACACCCTACTGGAGTGCTTCCAGAGTGCAAAACTTGTCTGGCAATGAGGGTCGATGATACTGACCCTATGACCTTTTTACCTATTCTTAAAGAAGTTGATGTGCCATACATTCCAAGTGAATGGCGTAAACTTCTTATGAAAAAGAGCGCAAAAGCTGGATCTATTGTTGGCAAGTATATCAGTTTGATGCACTTGAACCAATATAAGAAATATCGCTGGGCAGACTCTGAAGCCAAGACCAAAGAGGAAACCGAATCTTTGCTTGCGGCTATGCGCCAAGAAACAGATAGTGAAAGTGAAGCAGAAGCCAAGGTTGAAGAAATGCTGAACTTTGGCGATATTGCGCCTCAAAAGCCAGCCCAGGCTATGGTTACAGCGCCAGATATGTCTGCGCTTTACGGCCTGACACCTGAGACTTCAAAGTATAATTTAACTCAAGAAGAAATCAATGAATTGAAAGTAAACTGGGGTGAAGATTATACAGAGGATCAATACCTCTATATGGAGCAAATGCTTCAGGATATGATGGAGTCTTATGTTATTCAGGACCCAATCGCGATTTCTAATGCGCGTATGATTTGCAAAATGACTATGAAGATGAACAAATACGTTGACATTGATGACGTGGCTTCTGCGTCACAAATCGGCCGTTAGCTTGATATGTTCATTAAGTCTGCAAACTTAGCACCAGTTCAGCAAAAAGACCGTCAACATACTACTTTTGCTATCTCGCAGTTGGCCTTCTTAGTTGAACGTGAGGGCGGCTTTATTCCAGAGTTTTATGTCGACCAGCCTAATGATAAGATTGATTAGGTATTGAGAGATATGCAAGAATATACTGAGTATCTGGTGCGCGGCGAATCCAATATTGCTGAAATGGTAGAGAATACCGAAGCAATTTTGGCTCAAGATCCACTTCCAAATGCTGTCGAAGACTATGATGATTTCGCCGCTCTTGAGCGCGAATTACTGGGTGATATTGCTGATATCGAGGAGGGACAAGGTAATGCCACTACCGATTAAGAAGAATAATCAAAACAATCTTCTTACACGTGTAGTTAGCAAACAAGAAATTCTTGATAATATCGAAGAATATCGAAAAGCAATATCATTCTATCGAGCTTATCCAGATAAACTTGTTGATATGTATATTTAGGCGTCTGGAGAAGATTGTACTTTCAAATTATTCCCATACCAGCGAATCTTTTTGCGCGCGATGGCAAGATATAAGGATGTATTCTTAACATTCAGCCGTGGTACTTCAAAGTCCTTTATTGATGACCTTTGGAATATGTTGGAGTGTATTCTGTACCCCAACACCAAACTGGCTATTGCAGCTACTACAAAAGGTTAGTCTGCGGCCATTTTGGAATCTAAAGTTTCAGAAATTCTTACTCTGTTGCCAATCTTGCGCTTTGAGATTAGAAAGACAGAGAAGGTCAAAGACCAGTTCACTATTTACTTTAAAAACGGCTCTCAAATGAGCAACCTTGCTGCTAAGCAATCCTCTCGTGGTCTGCGTTTTACAGGCTTAACTCTTGAGGAGATTATTGAGGGCGATCCTGATATTATTCAGGAAGTTATTATCCCTACTCTTGCTATTCAGCGTCGTGCAGCAAATGGTGAATTTAATAAAGCAGAAACTATTTCTCAGCAGAAGATTTGTGTTACAACCGCCGGATTTAAGGATACTTATGCCTATCATACTCTGATTAGGACACTATTGCGCCAATTAACAGAGCCAAATAAAGCTATCGTGCTGGGCGGCTCTTATAAAATTCCTATTATTGCAGGATTGCAGAATATGGACTTTATTCGTCAACAGAAGATGAGTGGCACATTCAATCCCACCTCCTTTGGTCGTGAGTATTTGAGCCGCTGGTCCAGTGGTTCTGAAAATGCTTACTTTGCGGCAGAAACATTTGACAAATACCGTTCTCTTCAAGAGCCGGTATTTGAGAGAGAAAAGAACCTTGGCAAAGGTGTAGATTATGTATTTGGTATCGACGTTGGCCGTTTTTCTGACCAATCGGAAGTTTGTGTATGGAAATATATCCCACAAACAGGAACTACATCTACAAAGCATCTTGTCAATATCTACTCTTTTGAGCAAATGCACTTCGCTGAGCAAGCGATTGAAATTAAGCTGCTCTATGAAAAATATCATCCAAGAGCAGTCGTCATCGACGGCGCGGGCGTTGGCGCCGGCCTAATTGATGAATTGATTAAATCCCAAGTAGATGTACGCACTAATCAGTTTTTGCGGCCTTGGGGCGTAGCCAATGATGATAAAGGCTACTATAATCAATTTAAGAGCGCAGATATGATTCCAAATCTGCTCTATATCATTAAGGCAAATGCTCCATTCAATACAGAGATGTATGCTAATCTGCAGACACAGTTGACTACTGGTAAATTGCGTTTCCTTATTGATGAGCGACAGGCGAAGATGAAAATGGATGCGAGCCGCGCTTTAAAGTTCAAAGACATGACTGAAGACGATAAAGCAAACTGGATTGTGCCATTTATGCAAACATCTATTTTGAAAGATTAGATGATTAACTTGGAAGAGAAGCATGAAGGCGTAAATATTATTCTTGATCGTACAAATAAGAACATCAAAAAGGATAAAGTGTCAGCTATGGGTTATGCTCTTTGGTATATTAAAATCGAGATTGATGACCGCGCTTTAATGCGTCAAGCAATCTCCTGGGACTAGGCTATGAAAATCGCTGGTCGCCGAGATGGATAGAAGTCTATGCGCTCTCGTATTACTTTAAAGGGTAATGGACAGTACACTTCCAATCTACGAAAGAGAAAGAAATAATTTTATTTTTGATGTTATAAAATGCTTTATATAATAAAGCGATGACAAGGAGGAACATAAATGCCTTGGCAAGAAAATGACCATCCTTCCATCATGGAGCGAAAGGCAGCTATGCTTCTTGATTAGGGAGACATTTTGTATGTTACAGAATTTTCTTTCCCTGATTTGAAATCAGACCGAGGCATTCCGCTGCGCTTTGATTTTGCTATTTTTGAATCTCCAGAGGATATGGAAAAAGAAAGACCAAAGTTTCTTTTGGAGATGCAAGGAGAATAGCATTATAAACAAAAGTTCCAAACTAAGGAAGGCTTTGCAAGGTAGTAGGCTAACGATAAGAGAAAGCGTTCCTACTGCGCGGTTAAAGGTTATACTTTAGTCGCAATTCCGTACACTGAATACAATTCAATGACACTTGACTCCATTTTGGAGTAGGGTAAATACTTTGATTGAGAAAGGAGGGCAATATGGATAAGCCTATGTTTAAGCGCGTCAATGCTCCGCGCCCACCAATGGACTTTGGTTTGTTAAAAGTCCGCAAAATGACTGTTAAGCCGGCCGAGGCTATCATCTATAAAGAAGATACTAAAGGCCGCAATTCTGTTGACTGGACTCGACAGACACATGACAAAATGATCGAGACAACTAAGGGCACAGATTTGAAGCAAATTCGTTCTCTGTCAAAGTATTTCTTCCAAACTAATGGTGTCTATGCTCGTGCTGTTCGTTATTTGGCAGATATTTATAAATATGACTTTCTGCTTTATCCAAATCTCGATCTTGACTTAGAGATGACAGATGAGTTTAGCGACAAGATTTTGAAGAAATTCAATGTGCTACTTGAGCACTTTGATAATTCGGCGATTCAGTTAATGTGTCGTAAATGGGCAAATGCGGTTTGTATTGAAGGCTGCTATTACGGTTACATCTGTGATGATGTAAATGATAAACTTGTTGTCCAAGATTTGCCTGTTGACTTCTGTCGTTCCCGTTTTCTTTATAAGGGAATGCCTCTCGTGGAATTTAATGTCCAATACTTTGATAAGGTAACTTCTGACCCAAAGTATAGGGAGAAACTTCTTGGTCTTTTCCCTGAAGAGTTCCAAGTTGGGTATCGTAAATACAAGGCTGGAAAACTTCCCGCTGAAGAGCAAGGTGATGACGCAGGTTGGATTCTGCTGGATATGATTCGTTCATTTAAGTTTAACTTTAATGATGAGGACATTCCACCCTTTTTGTATGCGATTCCTGATATTATTGGACTTGATGAAGTGGAAGATCTTGAGAAAGAAAAGCTGCTTCAGCAAATCCAGAAGATTTTGATTCAGAAGTTTGAACTTGACCAAAATGGTCAAATTCCATTCACTATGAAAGAACTTCAATAGTTAAACCAAAATGCCGTAGATATGGTTGGCGATGCTGTTGGAGTAAGTGTATTGTCTACTGTTGCAGAAGTATCTCTTGAAGATTTGGCAACAAGTAGTGGTACTGAATCTCAAAATAACCTCGAAGCCGCCCAAAATAGCGTTTACAATGCTCTTGGTATTTCAGCTAATCTGTTTAATACCGACGGCAATCTTGCTCTTGAGAAATCAATCATTATTGATGAGGCTTATATTAAGCCATTACTTCTTCAATTTGAGCAATTCTTTAATCGCTATCTTGAATGGAAGTTCAATAAGAAAGATTTGAAGTTCCGCATGAAGATGCTGCTTACTTCTATCTTCAATTCTTCTGATATGTCCAGTAAGTACGAGAATCTTACAAAGATCGGCTTTAGCCGCTTCCTGCCAATGGTGGCTCTTGGGCATACTCAGAAAGAGGTTATCTCTATGGCAAAACTCGAACAGCAAATTATGCAGCTTGATGCTTATATGCTGCCTCCATTTAGCTCCAATACTATGTCTTCTGATACTTGGAGCGATATTAAGGCGCAACAGCAGCAAATCCTTTCTGGCGGTAAGGTTACTCCAGTAGGAGGCCAAGCTGATGCTGCACGTTCTGGTTCTGTAACTTCAGATTCTAATGGTGGCGCTGGCCGTCCGCAATTACCAAACGATAAAAAATCTGACAAAACTATCGCAAACCAGGCGGCTCAAAACTGATAAAAAGGAGTTAAAACCATGATTAAAAAATTAACTACAACCGAATTGCGCGGAATTATCAATGAGATCAGTGAATGCTGGGGTAATGATAGAAATAATATTAAAGTTGGAGTAAATTCAATGTATAATATTATTAAATTAAAAAAAGAACTTGAAAGGCAAGGGGTAATTATTCAAGAAACTGTCGCAACATTAGCCGAGCAATCCGGTGGCGAAAGATAGCAAAATGGTTCTTACAAGATTCCTGAAGATAAAATTGCATCACTAAATGTTCAACTCGATGATTTTGGAAAAGAGGAAATTGAAATAGAATATACTCCTATTAAAATTAAAGAATCAGATAGTGTCCCACCTACATTGATGGACGCTTTATTTGATTTTATTGAATTAGAATAAGAAAGGAGTAGAACAATGCCTTCTTTTTACCCTCCAGTATTAGAAAATAAGGCATAGGCTATTCCGTTTATTGCTAATCCAGAATCAACAGATTTTTTTGATATTATATTTGCTATGCCCAGTATCAATGTTCTTACTGATATTGGGCATATTCAAGTATCTATAAAATATCAATCTACTGCTGAAAGTGCAGTTAATCCATAGTTTTCTCCCGACAGGGCTGTTCTTTATATTGAAAGAAGTGAAGGAGCAGCTTATTTTGTGAGACTTGAGGGTGGAAACTATATGATTAGAGTCCCATATAGATGTTTTGCTGGCGGTCGTCCTGAACAAGGAACTACTTATACTGTCCAGGTACGTTTTGGTAGCAATATGTTATGGGATCCTGCAACTAATGGATTAGATGGGATTGGATTTGGAGCCTTTGCCGCTTGGAGAAATCAATCAACAAATTAGGTCCCCTCAGCTTTTGGCGAATGGTCTAATATGTAGACCGTTTATTGCTATGGCGAAGCAGCTGAAGAATTAACTTATAATTTAGACGATTTTATTCCAGAAATTGTTTATTCATATGCACCTTCATTAGATGATCCTCTTGAGCAATGTAAAATTGTTTATCAATATGCAGATATGTACGGTAGTCGTTATAATACTCTTGTATTTAACGGTCAATATCAGCAAGATGGTAGTTATGTAATGAGAGCAAAACTTCCCATTGCTCCAGTACAAACAATTTATATTTCTTTAGAGGCGATAACTAAGAATAATACCATTCGTGGTGGTATTCTTACTATTTTCCCATTGAAGAATACTTTAGAAATTCCATCTCTTGGCGGCGACATGAAGAATGCTGAACTTATTGGAGAGGAAAATAATGATGGCGCATTAGCAAAAACTATTATTTTGAAAAATCAAGTTTCTGAAGGTTCTACTTTGAATTTTTATCGGAGCAATGTATATACTCTTGAAACAGTAAAAGTAATTGAAAATTATCCAATAGATAATGTTAATGAAATCACTGTTAAGGATTATAGTGTTGAAATGGGAGAAGATTATTAGTATATTGCTACTATTGTAGATAGAGATAAGAAAATTGTAGGCACAGTGATTAGTCCATATGAATGGGGCTATGAAAATAAAGGATATGCCCGTTTAATGAATATGGATGCAATCATATTCTTAACAACAAGAGATCATCAATTAAGATTGCAAGGCGCGGTTAATGTATCTGCTTTAAAGAGAAATACTCAAGATAATTTTTAGACCACTATTGGCAGTAAATATCCTTTCTATTCCAGAAATGGATAGATGAATTATCGAACCTTTACCTTAAATGCTTTTATCTCTATTGCTTTTGATCCTACCGGGACATTTTTAAGAAATGACTCTGAAAATGGCTTATGGTGGGATAATGAAAATGGCTCAAAATTAGTCATTTTAAATAGAGATTTATACGGTGAATCTCAACATTCTTTAAGTCGTAGACGAACTAAAGAATTGGCTTCTGAACGAAATCATAAAATTGACCAACTAGGTGTAGAAAATGCTAGAGATGTATTTGGACCAATGACTATTTACGACCCTTATTATTTTAGAAATATTATAACTAACATCGGAGAAATGAAGACTAGCGAGGCTATTTATCTTGAAAGAAAATTTAGAGATTTTGTTATGGAATGGCTTTCTAATGGTAAGCCAAAACTCTTTAGATCTGAAACCGAAGGTAATATGATTGTTATGATTAGCGGCGCGAACTTAACTCCGCAACAAGGCGCTGGCCGCTAGACGTATTCAATGAGTTGTACCGTAACAGAAATTGCTGAATATAATTTAGAAAATTTATTATTATATAATTTAATTCCTTATGATATTACTGCGAATCTGGTTACAGGTTTTCCTAAAAGAGTTAAAATTGGAGATATTATTTCTGAACAAGATTATTTAACTATCTTAGTATACGCTCCTTATATGGAATATGTTGCTGATCCAGATAATGGGAATTATTTTTCTCCATATGGTAATGAATGGATGGTTTCTGGCGGAGTAGATGAAATAAATAAGATTTTATCTCAAATTACTGAGTATTCTTTTATTCGTGGGGATGAAGATCCTTATGTTTATACCGGATTGATTTATCAATTTAATAAGATTTATAACATTCCAAATTCCATTTCCGGTCAAGAAATTAAATCTATTGATACTTCTACTGCGTTGAGGAATATTCCTGATGTTATTAAAAATGACGATGGAACAATTATGTATCCCCATCCAATTTTTGAAGTATCTAGCGGATCATTACCAACAGATTTAAGTTTAGATCCATATACTGGAATTATTTCTGGTACTCCGATGTGGACTAATTATGATGCGCCCCGTCCAAAAGACACAATCACATTGAAATGTCATATCAATTATTATGATACTCCAACTCTTAATTTTGACCCACTTAAAGGTCCCGTTAGCGTACTATTAAAAGAAAATGTAGACAGCGCAGAAATGGTAATCAATGTAGGTTATATTTATAGCGAATTATTGTTTAATTTGGATTCAAATGGAGATGGGCTATCTGATATTACCATACCCGTTTCTATGATTGGTAAATAGATTACTCCAGTCGATTTGTCAAGATATGTCAAAGGCGGCGTAAAATTCTTCCAGTTAGAAGATGCCGATACTAATTAGGCTTATTTATGGACTGCTGTTGGACTTCCGGCCGGACTATCTATCAGTGACAAAGGTGTCATTAGCGGGGCTTATTTATCTCCTGTAACAGGTGGAGTAGCTACTATTTATGTTACAGATGGAGTTGGGCAAGTAAAAGCTCAAAATCTAAGTTATGGTAATGGTGTTCAACAGATATTTTTCCAAGATAGCTTGAAGTATAATTTAACTTATTCTGAGGTTGGAGTTGAGATTGATCCTGTTGATGTCCATAACGGAGTAACTGGTGGCTATAAGTCTACTAATACTACTGATTGGCCAACAGGATATGAATTTAGCGCGACTGGATTGCCTCCAGGAATAGATATTGACCCTAAGACTGGTATTATTCAAGGAACACCAACTCAACAAGTTCCTGCTGGAGTAGCAACCATTACAGCGACGGACTTTGGTCCAACAAGAACTTCTGCTTCTATTGAAATTGTATATCAAGAAGTATTAGCCCCATTTGTATTCACTGACGATATAAGTTATGATATTAATCCATATAATGATTATACACCAATGAATCTGTCTCTTATACACATCTCCGAGCCCACGAGACTAGCGCTCATCTCGTA